CCCATTACCATCCGTTAGAATGATAAGCCTACCTATATCAGCGGAATCAAAAGTAATACCTGTGCCAACCAATGTAGTTCCACTCACGCTAGATATTGAACCAGACTTATACGGAGTTGAAAGTGCCATTATGCGTAATCCTTATTTATAGACTCCAAGTCTCCGCCGGAATTATAAGTGATCGTAGTCGTTAGATGCGTTGCCCCATTTTCATCCGACTCAACAACCTGAGTAAGCGCACCATTTGTATAGGTGAATGCCTTACTACTAACTAAAGTACTCTTCAAGCTACTTGTCCAAGTTGTCATTGCCGTAAGAACCCCACTACTAAATGTAGACTCCGTGTAGTCATCCGTTGGGGAAGTGGGGTTGCCCCCACCTCCTCCACCAGAATTAATTAAAGCCTCAAGTTCCTTGATCTTAGAACCCAGCTTGTCGCCAATTTGGGCTAAGATGTCAGTCATCAGGCTATAGCAGTATTGAAAGCTGATTCAAAAGTTGAGTAATCACCAAGCGCGGTTGTGTTAACAATTAAGCCGTTAGCATTTGGAACGGTAACAACACCAGAAACATTACCTGTAACATTACCTGATACATCACCAGTCAGAGCGCCCTCGATACCAGAAACCTTAAGGTTACCCTCAGCACTCCCTACCTTTAGAGTGAACTTGTCAACTGTATCATCAAAAAGGAATTGAGCCTTATCAACTCCAGCACCTCTATTGACGATTAGACCAGCAGTGTTAGCAGTTGCTGCACCAGAACTCCCAAGATTAACTTCAATCGCGTTATCCTCAACCTCAACGGTGGTGGAATTAACAGTGGTTGTTGTTCCATCAACTTGCAAGTTACCTGAGATAATTAGATTACTTGAAATTGTACCACCAGTCTTATCTAACTTATTGGAATCAAGATCAGAGATATCACTTGCGTTCACAGCAATGGCATCGGCATTAGTTTTGATTTGGTCATCAAGCAAAGAGTCTGCTCCAGCTAAACTAGAAGCACCAGATATGTAATCTGCACTTGAGTCAGCTTGATACGCTCCAGCAGCACTTAATCCAGCGCTTGCTTCAATAGTGTTAATTGCATCTGCATTAGTTGAGATTGCATCGGCATTAGTCTTAGCCTGTGCATCAAGAGCGTTATCAGCACCCTGTAGAGTAGTGACTGAGCTTAGGTAATTTGAACTTCCATTAGCAGTGTACGTACCACTTGAATCAAGCCCTACGCTTGCACGAACATTCCCTAAGTTAGTTTGTACTGAACCAAGCGACACTTTAGTCGCATAGTCTCCCGTTAATGATGTCTCGAGAGTCTTAATTTGACCCCCGACCTTTTCTCCGATTTTTCCAAGTATATCTGTAGCTGGCATATTATTAGTGTTTTGAGTTTATGACCTATGTAAGTCAAAGTTTAGATTAAAAGTTACATCATCTCCGTACTCTGCACGGATTATATCTAGTCCGGCATCATCTACATATGGTAAGTCGTTCCAATTATTGAAGCCGTCACCTACCTTCATTCTCCTGTTAGTTAAATCCATTCCAATTTCACCTTGGTGTAGGGCAGGATTAACCTGACTCCAGGAACTAGCAGTATCGCGGCGCACCAAAATGCGCCTAAGAGTTGTCACGCACCACCTCCATCAATTTCTAGAATATCTAAATGAATAGTGCCTGCACGTCCTCCATCAAGGGCTGCTTCTATAACTTCAGGAGACTGTGCTGTCCATAATCCTGAAAACGAGTTGTACTGAAGAACTCCTAAATTCTGTGGATTACTAACTGTGTCACTTAAGTCAACTAGCCTTAGGTCAGATATTCTCTTTTTCAGTAAAGAAAATTGATTCCCTATCTCTGACAGAATATTAGACATAAAAATATTGTAACCTATTTAACTTTGTAACGCACTAAGAAAATCATTAATTGCTGCCTCGGCATCAAATGTAGATGTGTCACGCTGGGTTATCACAATGTCATCCCCTACATTGGGTGGAGATGTTAATGTTAAGGTGTTTGCAGAAAGGTCTATAGAATAGTCCGAAAGTGGATCCTGAACCAATCCATTTATGCTAACATCATAATTAGCTACTGAGTCACTAGTCATATCAAATCCCACCGTGTAAGTTGATGCTCCAGTAGAGGTAATCTGATCAGTGGGCATTACTGCATTTTCACTTACAAGTTCATCTATCTGCCTTTGAATTTCACCCAATTGGATACCTGCATAAGCATTATTAGCTCCAACTATCTGCTCTAAGTCGGAGGAATCTTGCTTTCTATTAACTTTCTCTTTTAGCCTAGTCAATATTTCGGGTAAGTTATTTTGACCATTTTTAAAAGCCACATTCATATCATACCGAACTCTTCCGCTTTGTTTCCTACGAGCCATGGACTACCTCCGATGTCATCTTTGTCCTGACTCCTGAAACCTCCAATGTTCTTCCTAGAACTTTGAAAGGCTGATCTAGCCCAGTTAACTTAATTGCATCTTGAAAATAATTACCCTGGGCAAAGACTGGAATCATAACCTCATTGCTTAAGTCCTCTAAATCCTGTGTCACCTCCTCTACTTCAGTTTGCTGAGTCGTACTAAAGGTAGAAAGTTTAAAATTTGCCACGACAGAAATATCGGTAAAATTATCATCTACATAATCTCCAGTCATATAGGTAGAGTAATCAAAAATGTCGGACATGTGTAAAGCGTAGGAACGCATCTTTTTTTCTGAAAACTTATCCTGAAGGTCAGTCTTTCCAAACTTTAGAATGCATTCATAATCGACTCCGTCCCTTGAGAACTCTCGGTATGGCCCGCGGAAAGCTTCGCTCGAACCATAGCCATACCTCATTATCATTGCGCCAAAATTATAAGCTTTATTCGCTTCAGGCTCAATCGATTCGGAATCAATTCTAGAACTTACAGGTGCATAAGATACTACTCCCTCACTGCTAACTGACTTACTTAAGAAGTGAACTGCCATCATGAATCTTCTACTTTGAAATTCAGATGTAGGAAAAGTACTAACCATGGCAGTAAAAGCATGGTCTATCTGTGAGAGAGTTCCTTGAATTAAATCGTAAGCAATGACTCCCCAGTTCAACTGAATAGAACCCTCATTTTCAGTGTAGCCAATCGGAGAAACTAAGAAAATCTCTTGTGTTAATGGGTTCTCACGTGAGTAAACATACTCCACCTCATCGTTTGTTATTAACCTCCAAAACTCTGGCCCCATCATAAATGTTGGAAACGGAACAGGCTCAACCGATGCAGGGCTAATTACATAGACTCCATTGAAACCTGCAAACATTTGTCTTTGTTCATCAATGTTAATAACGGTGTGCCTAAAGTCTGCCACTCTTTCACCCTTGTATCTCTCTTCGTAATAAAATGCAGTATACTTATCCCCACGACTAACGGCTAAGTATCCAGTCTGCCTGTGAACCATTAGCTTGTCCCCTAGCTTTACCATCTTATTGATATTCGATCCATCCTCAGGGAATGCTATTGAATCCGATGATTCACGAGTCATCTCAGGATCTGCACTAAAAGTATCAGGCTCCTTGAGTAATATAAAATCAAGAGAGTCTCCAATTGCTACACTTTGAGTGGATTCCGACTCTGGGTCACCAGTGTTTGTAACTACTCCAGTAGAAGTGTTGTTATATGCTCCCTGTAAAACAATGAATGTTTTGCTTTGCAGCCAGTTGGAGCTTATTGAAACAACATCAGCATCGTAGACTTTGACTACTCCAGCTTGATCGGTAACGGTCATTCTAATTGAATCACCTGCAACAAATGTAGAGTGTTCGTAATTCAACAAAGCTAACTCTGTCGGTGTCATGGTATAGTAAGGATTATGAGTAAAGCTCTCATATCCTGATCCACTAGTGTCATTCGTGCCACCAAGAACATAGGGTAAAGTTATTGTCGTGATATTACCACTCTGCATTGCATTCACCTCACCATTATATGTCTGCCCGAAAAGATTGGGCGCTGCCCTAGCCTCTCTCTGATCGTCTGCTAGCCTCCAAGCAGAGAACTCTATTATATGAGGGACTGTGTAGGTTGTAGTGTAGTGGAAATAATCAGAAAAGGATTCTGGTAAATAATATGGAAAGGAAGATGCTCCCATAAAATAACTGAAGTTGTTCTCTATTGTTTCATCAAAGTACTCAACATCAGCAATAAATAATCTTCCGTCAAATTCAGATATTGTTCCCACTCTTACTATACCTCTTTCTCTAAGAGAGAATAATGGAAACGCGCACGGCCATCCATTTCTATAAAATAAGGGCAAGTCCACTCCATTGTTAAATATGCAGTACCCATCGATTGTGACCACTTCCCATCGTTTTGCTTTTAGTCCATAAAGCCCAGATGCATTAGTCATGGCCTGAGTGTAATTTATCTCATCTAAATTAAATAACTCTTCTGCTATAACCGACCAAGTGTGGGTTGACTCACTAAATGAATAAAGCTTATCGCCAGCCCCTGCTACTAATATTTTTTCTCCTTCTGACTCGAACTGATGTAATAATCTAATTGGTGCATCATCAGTATCTAATTTTGAAACATCATACCCACCTGAATTCACTCGACTCCAACCCTCTCTTCTTACTTCCCCATCAGTCTCTCTGCGGAAGTTAATCTTTTCAACATAGTTACTTGCGCCAGCAGTGTCCTGAGAATTAGAGCCTGATATTAGTTGCCCACCCTCCGGCACCATTAAGGAGTAGTGTTTGTATGCCTTTTTTTTTGCCATTATGGGAACACATAGCCTGCTTGGGCATATGCCGTGTTTTCAAGTGTCGTAACTCTTGAAAGTAAATCGTTATATGCAGTAGTCATTGCATTATTCGATGCAATGAGAGTGTCGTAAGTAGCTTGAAATGCATCCAAGTTATTCTGAAATGTTACATCTTGGGATTCTAGCGTGGTAGCTCTAAGCTCAACCGTATCTATTAAGCCGTGTATATTACCTAGACTTACCACTACTCCGCTTAAATCTCCATCGTTGGCTGTAATTTGACCTTGGAGTAATCCAACTTGAGTAGTAAGGGCTTGAGCGGCGGAGGAATCATTTGAAGTTATGTGCTCCTGTAGTTCCTTTAAGGTATTGTATGCATCCCCTGCCCCATTTAGTAAACCGCTTATTTTAGTATCAGTATAGGTATTAGCAGAACTAAGCGTGGTTGCATCGTCTGCCCCAGCGTCTGCTCTAAGACTAGATACAGCGGCTAACGCATCTGTTCTGGTTGTGCTAATCGATAACTTTAGGTTTGAATTTAAAGCTCCAATGCTAGCCTTGACCTCATTAATTCCTCCTTGAATAGAAACTCTTTTTAATTGTGAGTACAATCTATTAAGTTCAACGGTAGAATTAGTATTATTTATGGAAACCTCTATCTCTGCCCTTGTCTGAGAAAGTTCACCTAGGATGCTAGTCTTGTCTGCAAAAAGAGAAGTCCTAACTTGTGAAATTGATACTTCTAGTTTCTGCCTTGCAAGATCAACAAATGGCTGAGCAATACTAACGATAGACTCACTGAATAAACTAACTTGATCTGTCCTCCATCGTGCCACAATGAACTTCTGGTCAACCTCCTCCTTATCGTAGAAATTATCATACAGAGCAGTCTCAAAATCGAACTCTACTTTGCTGGCGTCAATCAAAGCCTGTGCTTCAACTTGGCTAATGAACAGACTCCCTAATCCAGAAATGTCTGATGCTGTATGCTGGTGGGACGCTGGAGCGTATACTGGAATATCACTAGCAGTTATGAAATCAGCAATACTTGATTTAGTCGCATATTCACTATGCGTGTGCGAAGAATCAGCCTTTGAGTTAGCTAAAATCTCAAGGTTTGCTTCTCGAGTATTAAGGTCTGCAATAGTTGCATAAGTTGAAGGTACGGCACTTATTGCTTGATCTGCAATGCTCCACTTTTCATTTAAATCATACGATAAATTAGTAAAGTTACTCAGCAGTGTACCTAGTGAGCTTTCTAATTCCCGATGCTGGCTGTCACTAAGAATAGCTAAAGTCTGTATGCTAGAATTTATTGAATTGGAAAGAGAAGAATCTGCTGCTTGAACTTCTGCAAGAGTAGGATGCTCACCAACATAATTATCTAGTTCATCCTTAGTTGTATTTGCTAATGCTTGAAGGGAAGCAATAGATGCATTTAGTGCAGTTATGTCGCTACCACTTGCTAATGCGCCACTTGCCACATCATCAGTAAGGTGAGCAAGACTATCTATTAGTGTGGTAAAGTCTGACTCTACGACAGATTGACCAGCAGAGAATTGAGCTTTTAATGTAGTTCTATTAGCCATTTCCTATAGTAAAGCCTCCCTCTCCTAGAGACTCGGTTGGGTTATTAGTGGTAAGTATTTCAGGTCGATTGACTGCAATTTTTCTGCGCTCTCTCTGATAGTTCTGTAAATTAGTCTGAGCTTGATTGGTATCATCGTTAACATCCTTTTCAAAATGATACTTTACGAAGTAATGAACGGCAAGCGCAGCATCATCACTTAAGTTAGTTTTGTACGCTTTTTGGTCAGGAGTGCATTCAAACATAGGCTTAAATGCATATTCTTGGTTGAACAATATACTTAATGTTTCATTGTCCTCTAAAATAGGTGCAGTGTAAAATTGACCACGATCAAAAGTAATCTTCCCAGGGAAGTTAATTGACCTCTTCGCATGCCCACCATCTAGAATTGAATGTCTTTTGTAGGCAGAGTAAATATTTAATCGATAATACTTTGATACAGTTTCATCACCTGTTGGTAATTGCCTAACCACTACATCCATAATTCTAGATGCTTCGATATCAAAATCTCCAACCTGACATTGTTTTTCACCATGCTCAGTTAGATCGGATGTAGTAAAATTAGCTTCGGTTGGTGTTGTTCTTAGCTCAGGTATATAAGACTGAAGGTCACGAACACCTGCCACGATCATGCGATCACGAAATTTCTCTACTCCACGACCCCTTCTAAGGCCGTCTATAAGCAATAAATCATTTACCGTTTCGTTGAACTCGATCCACGTCTTCATTGATAATTCCTAGCATTTCGAGAGTCTTCTTACACTTAATCCTAGTGTAAAAAATTGTTCCTCCCACAAGTAATAAAATAATTAGACCGACAATCTTCACGGTATTCCAAATGCCATCTTCAATCTGCTGTAAGATTCCCTTCTGTCCTTTTCGCTCAATCTCAAGTAATTTTTCTACATCACCATGCGAAAGAGCCTCAATAGTCTCCTTGGCTTCTGTCAATTCTTCATCTCCCTTAGCTATTTCTCCTGTTGCCCATCCTGCACCTGCGCCAAGACCAGCTGTCACCGGGCCACCTAATGATCCTGCCGAACCACCGACCATAGCTCCACCAAGCGGATAGAATTTTTTTAGCGAGCAGCTCGTAAACAAGAACAGCATAATACTATAAATCAGATACCTCATTTATCATGATCTATAGTATCCTGATACATCTCCAGATACGGAAAATTCATCGAGTGAACGATGGCAAAAATATTCTTTAGTAGTTCCTGCAATTAAAACTTCTGATCGATCTGATTGAGTATAAACCTCAAGGGAATCCACGGTTTGTACCCCTGCCCCCTCAGAAGCTACAGCTATTACATAGTCTGGATCATTTAAAATTTCGCTAAGTAACCCAACGCCATGGGATGTCCAAGACTCTACAGGATTACCAGATAGAGAATAAGAGTCAAACGATGGAACTAGATCAACATAACCTCCAGCTTCATACCGCTGTACGCTAATTGAGAAATCAACTCCATTAGTTCCGATAGTTGCACGATGCCATTTGTTTAACTGAACAAGTTCGTTCTGTATTGGAATATGATCATTATAACCAACCCTCACCTTTAAGCTTAAGTCAGGCAAAACCCTTATAGCTGCAGCAGGATGATTAATATCTATGCTTGCCCTATTATTATATATCCCAAGAGGTGTAAGCTCGGAATCTACGGAACTCATTTTGAAATAAATAACATAGGTTAAGTTAGATTGATTAGCCAAAACTGGAACTGTTGTAAAAACAGCAGTATCATCTGTGTGGGTAACTTGTAAAACCTGTGAATTACCTAAAGGCGTTTCATCCATTAAGGTCTTCATGTTTAGACTGGGAGAGTCTGGTATTACCCCAACACTAGTCTCATCAAAGTATCGAGAATGTATTATACTTTTTTGACTTACATCAATATTGCTAGAACCCGAATTTGTAAGTCGGAAGGACTTGGCATTAATTGATGGTAGCGGTGCAACAAGTGGGTGTGAATTAGTTGAAAAAACACCACTTCTAGCAGGTTGATTAGTTACTACCAATCGACCATCTGATACTGCTACTAAAGGATCAAAGTCATCTGAGGAAAACTTATCTCGACCATAGGATTTTAAATCAATAGTTTTCATTTTTCCGTAAGTTTCTTATAGATTGCGATAGACATGTAGACAGCAGTTAATGTTGCTGCAACGCTAGCCGAAATCAGATGATAGTCAGCTAAGCCCCACGCAGTTGCCCAGCCGATTACTCCGACTGTGGTATGCTGATCCATTTACTTTTTGCCTTTCTTAGCTCTAGGCTTTGGGGCAGGTTTCTCTTCCTCTTCTGAAAGAGGATCAGTTACCTCAACTGCATCTACTTCAATTAAGTCCTTTGGATCATCCGATGAAGATTGTTTTCCAGCTTCGCTCTTTACTTCCTCCGCATAGTTTGCATTTGGGTTTTTCTCCGGCTCTTGCTGAACTGTTGCGAACTGTCGGAAAGCTATCTTTTCCTCCCCCACTTTTTTTTTGTACCAGTCCCAATCCTTGTCGCTAAGGATTGTAACTCCTGGGACATCTTTAAGTTTGTCTGCAACCTTGTCTTCAACTTCGGCAAGACCAATCCAAGATGATCCAACTAAAACAGGTATGAAACCCTCGTAACCATCATAATCTTTATTCGCATTTTCAAAGTGTAATTTCTTCATAGTCTTATAAATAAGACGGGAGGCCCCGCATACGCAGTGCCTCCCGCCATATGAGTGATGAGATGTGGAAGGCTTAAATGATCAGAACGTGTGGGTAGTACCACCCAACGTAAACTGAACGATATCGGAGATGTTTTCCAAGATAAGGTGACGGTGAGGACGATCCATCATCGTTGTCCATTTTGTGGAACGAAGATTGAAGGTTCTCTTCACGGAATCCATACGGCAGCTATACAAGCGATCAACTTCAGGATGAGGCTGAGTGCGAGTAATGCTGTTTGTACCAGCAATTCCGATCTTAACGTCACTCCAGTCAACGAGCCATAACATACGCTGAGTCTTAGCAAAGGTAGCTGCATCACTGAAGACTGCATCGCCGGAGCGAGTTCCATCAACAAGATACTTCTGACCAGAACCAACATTAAGGAGGTCATCAAACATTGGGTCATGGAAGACAGCCAATTGAACTCCAACATCAGGAATGTCGTACACGTTATAGTTAAAGAGGATAATGCCGTTATGCTCAATCGTCTGATTGATGTTGGCATTGCGCTGAGTCTCCCATCCGTAACGGAGTTTGTAATATGAGTTGAATGCCTCGAAGATTTTGACTGCGGTTAAGCGGTCGGTCATTACGTCGATTACCGAAATGGTATCTCCGTCCTGCTCGCGATTACGCTTAAGGAAGTACAAGTCGCTGAACAAGGAGTCCAAGTCGAGGTTATTACCTCCGTTGTCCTTGATACGACCACCTTCACGCAATAAGGACTTAATTCCCAAAGCGTTGGCTTTGTATTCCAATGTGCAGTTAGTATCCTCGGGGTCAGTGACTCCTGGGAGCTGCATGTAAGTCTCAGGTTTCTGAGCGTCGTTAAGTGCTTGGTTGTACCAAACTGCGCGATTCCACTGATCTTGAGAAACTTTGGAAGCAATCTTGTTTTGCTCTGCCAAAGGCTGATAGACCATGGAAGAAAGATAAGGGTTAACCTTGCCAGACATGATGCTCTCAAGAGTTTTCTTGTAGCTGTCATTAACCTCACGTGATTCACGAGTAGTTTGCAGCCAGTTGACAAGCAAGCGTACGCTCATGTCGGTTGGTTGGTTCCTGCACCATGATTCGTAGTCGTTTACGTTATTGGCAATGGTTTGAAGGATACCAGCAGTTGGTGCAAACTTATCTTGCTCAGCTTGTGGCAAGGTTGAGAATGCAGCAGAAGCAGGAACTTCTTTACCTGTAGGACGAAGAATAACATCGGCTTTAGCAATTGTGCCTGTTGCACCAGAGTTTGCTGCATCAGCATTTGTTGAACCAACGATTTGGAATTGTACTTCTACAACTGCCCCGCCACTTGTCCAGTGATTTACGATTACGAAACCACCAGGAAGGAAATAACGCTCAAGTCCATTCAGAGGAGTAACCCAATCAGAACCACCCAAGTTTACGGTAATCTTAAAATCCCCGCTCTTATTGGTGTAAGAAGGATCGTAGGCATCGGATCCTGTTGCTGGTTGTCCGGCTTCAATTGCGAAGTAATTTGCATTGATGACTGAACGCTGGCGACGCTGGATATAAGGAAGAATGATCGATTGCTCAGCAACATTCTGCTTATTTATCAAAGGCTTAATATTCTGCACTGAAGATGTTAGGAGTGTAGTAAGACCACGCTCTTCAACTCCAAGAGTTTTAGCTTCAGCAGCAGATGCAATAACTCTTGCAAGATCAGTTTCTTTATTACCTAGGGCTTCAAATTCGCCAGGTGTTAAACCTTTAACGTGCGCCTTAGTAAGAGTACAGCCCGTTGAGCTATCGACTTTAATAATTCTAGGAAGAGCGTCATAGCCCGATCCTTGTGACCCAGGTATTAAAGAACTCGCTGAGGACGCAGTCGGTTGCGCCATTTGAGTGTTTTGATACCCAGAAGTAGTAAATTGTCCCGAATTAGATATATTGTTTGCCATAATTATTTGTAACTAAGATTAATAAGTTACAATTAATTTAGCGTTCCAAATTACCTTAATCTAGAACAGGCGTTTTTTTGCCTGATTTACTATCCCTTAACCCATAATTGCTTTCTTAATTGAAAGCCAAAACATAGATTTTATAACCCAAGTAAGCTCAAGACTTTGTTCTCACTCTCCCCTGATGGAGGGCTATCAACAGATGGGCCGGGACGGGGGCTAGGGGCTGGGGCTTTCGTAGGTTGCTTCACATCAGGTGTTTGTGAATTTTTTATCTGACCCTTACTTCTAGTAAACCCAGACCTCTCCAACCTAGATAAGCTACTTTTTATCTGATTGTTCATTGATTCCCCTGCCCTCTGAGCTAGAATCTTAATCATGTCTGCATCAGAAAAAGTGTAGTATTTATCCCTATCTGCTGCAGGCACACTAGGATATCTCTCTCTTCTTACGAATATTTTACCTTGTCTTTTTGTTTTTCCGCCTTGAATAAACGCACTTTGCTCTTGGTCAATCCATTTTGACAACTGAACATGAACTTTATTGCTAGGATTGTAATCCTCTAGATCGCTTGCAATGTTGTGAAAAGCCTCAGCCATCGCATTGGCGTCCCCTAATATTCTATCAACTATTTCTGCTTCTAGGGCATGGGTCTTACTGAAGTCAGGGTCAGCCCTAAAACTATCCATTATTTCCTTAGGGACTGATTGAGCAATAAGTTTCTTGGACTGTGCCTTGGCGACCTTGACTTTAGGTTCTGCTCTAAGTCTAGCTAATTCTTTCTTCTGCTTCTCTATTTCAGGAGACAGCTTTTTGATAGCATTAGCTTCTGCCAATTTCTGTATGCGAGCATTCTTAATCTGATCTACATTAAAATTCGGTCTGTTTTGTGATAAAAACCTTCTGTACTCCTCGTCATCCTCTAGATTTATATCAGGATCTTCCATCAGCCTCTTATCTAAGTAAGATTTATGCTCTTTGAAAAACTTAAGGTACTCAGTATCTTTATCCTTAAAGCCTTCAACATTTTCAGATGCCCACTTAGCTAAGTTATATCTCTCCTTCTCATGTTCGTTTAACTGACTAGTGTCATGCTGCCTTACAGGAACAGGAGTTTTTTGAGCAACTGTTTGCCTAGGAGTAAACTCTGGGTCTACTATTTTTTTCTTTCGGGCTACCCTTTTCTTTTTTTCGGGTACTTCTTCTGTGATTCCTTCAGTTGATTCTTCTTCTTGAGACTCTTCTTGCTTCTCCGACTCAACCCCTTGCTCTATGTCATGTAAGGCACTCTGGAGGGAACTAGGAGGAGTAAACTCTTCTTGCTCCTCTTCCTCTTCCTCCCCTTCTCCTTCAACAGCTTTAAATAAAGCGTTAAAAATCGGATTATCAGATTCCTCTTGTTCTCCGACTTCCGGCGTTTCTTCCACATTCTCTTTAACTTCTTCTTCGCTCATAAATTATTGTGGGATAGGCTGTCCCTGTGGTGGTGGCGCTCCTGCTTCTTGAGCTGCTTGCCCAGGGGGCAAAGCTTGCTGTGGCGGGCCTCCAGCCTGTGGTGGTTGACCAGGTTGCGGCGGGCCTCCTTGCCCTCCTCCCATTTGTTGCATCATGGTCATCAACATCTGTTCCATCTGAGGGAACTTTTGTTTAAGTTGAGCTAAGAACTGCTCATCTTCCATGCTTAAATCTTCTGACTCATCCTCTTCATCCATTTCAAGATTAAGGTCATAGCCTGCACCTGACATACGGAATATCTCATTTAAAATCCCAAACATCCTTTCCTTACCTAATGCTTCGGCAATTGGCTTCATGCCCATTACTTGTGAGAATAACTGGGTTAAGGTCTGAGCAGCTTGAGTATCTCTTGACCTTTCTGAACCATCTCTGCCTGAGAATAAATATTCGTGTACTAGGTTATTAGGTGTACCTATTATATTCCTACCTCGAGGCTTCTCATCTTGGTCACCTGTGTCCTCTATCTCAAGCCCTGCATCGGTAATTGTTTTCAGTGAGAACCTTTGCTTTACAGGTACATTAAACTCTGTGGTGCTACAGCATACTAGATGCTCGTAAATCATCTTCTTGGCTGCAGCGCGCATCTCATCAATACCTTCTGATATAAATGCGTAAATCGTGTTAGTCGTGTTAGCTATTTCACTAACCTCCGTTGCAGATATTTCTCTTTGTGCAGCTTGACCCAACTCTTGTGGAGAAAGAATCATCAGCTTCTCAACTAAATTAAGTAATTGGAACAAAGAATTAAGAGACATACTAATGCCTTGAGCTAACTCTTGTGATACATCTACCACATTTATTATATTCTTTGTATCAATTCCTAAGTCTGCAGCTTTAGCTCCTGAGTAGAACATAGCCTTAGGCTTTTGATAGAAATTATCTTCTGCTAACGATGCCTGTAAGTATTCCTTTACATCTTCATCCAGTGCATCCTGATCAATAGTCAGAATCTTAAACATAGATATTTTCATATGATGAAGCATCGCATAGACGATGTTATTCATCTGGTCCTGATAAGGCATCAAGTCATGAGCGAACGAGCAGTTAGCCATTCGATCATCGTTTTGGTTAATTCCACCATAAATAGCCGGAATTGAGGGCATCCACTCGGCATAGATAATTGTTTCATCAGATGCCACAATTACTTTTAACCAGCAGTCAAAAGGATAATCCCCTAGCCCTTCAGCCTTCGGGTTTAATTTCATGTACATAGTAGAGACGAACATAGCTTTATCTTCGTCCTCACCTGCATATATACCCTTATTAGATGTTCTGTCGTTACCAAATGGAAACCAATCAGTTTTCTTTGGGAAAGCCATGACTGAGCCATCAAAATAATAATCAAAGAAGTCTTTGTAGCTATTAACTAAACCATGAAGTGAATTGGTATATGCTATATCATCCATGTTCCAATATCCTGGGTTATCTCTAACCGTTGAATACCTGACTATGTCCCAATACCCCAACCAAGTCGGGCCAAGATTAGTGTTAACTGCAGCTAAAGGTGCTGAGTTATCCCAAAATGTACGAGTTGGGTGTGGGCTAACAAAATGTATACCTTCTTTCTCAACATAAGATTCCATTCCATCAGGTGAATCTCTCCAGTGAACTTCACGAGTCCAAGGCTCAGATGGAAACATCAGAGAGTAACCATACATAAACATCGAACGAATGCTTTGCTCAAACTGATGCCTGTATCCAAACTGCTCGGCCATCATTTCAACTCGTTGAGAAAGAACTTCCGCCCTAACCCTAGAGGGTATGTCAGTACCTCTTGCCTCATACTTAAAGTATGGGAATAGGTTTGAAAATCTCGACGTCTGAGCAGCGACTCTTCGAGTCACATAAGAACGAATTAATGAAACCGAAACCTCATAAAGACGCATAAGATTAATATCCTTAACTGCACCTTCATCGTCATACTCTACAAACTTATCTTTTAAGTCTGGGTCTATACCCTCAAGTTTCTGCCCACATTGCTCAATATTGATTTTACCTTGTGCATACTGTAGCAATGGAATCGTAAACTTATTAATAGGAAGGCTATCCCAAGCCAAGTCCACAGAGAGGTACAAAGAGTGATTTTTGCATGAGTGATAAATCCCCTCGTGGACTCGACTTCGGACTAAATCAGTAAGACGCTCCCTGATTTTCCAATCCTTGGAGTCTGACTTTTTGCAGGTAAATACTTCCCTAAGCCGCGCTTGAGTCGTGTTTGTTTTGAGAAGTATGTCCGGATGAACCATAAAAATTAAATAGATTGGGTACTGAGTCTGTTACAAAGTCCCCCATGTAGTTTTGTTCTAGAACGGTCAGAAGAAGCGCACATGGCCCAGTGATGCTTCCTCGGAGATAACTTGATTTGAAACTGCTGATAGTAGTGTTTAGTAACGCCACCAATTCCTTTTCGGACATACGGAGATACCCAAGTAATCGTTGTACCCTGTTTCTGTCCCATATCTCGTTTACCCTACAGTGCTTATAGTGAGTCGATATTAAGAGTGAAGCTGGAGAGTAATCACTCTTCTTCAGCCTCGTCTTCCTCGTATTCCTCAACCTCGTCTTCATCATCTTCTTCTTCCTCGTAATCATCCTCGTCCTCGAGGTCTTCACCATCATCTAGTACTTCAACTTCATCGTGTACTAAATCAACAGTAGAGTTGACTCTCTCATCATCGATTTCGGAAACGGTAACTTCCAGCGTTAATTTAATTTTTGATCCTGCTGAAACACCCTCGAAAAGTTCAGCAACCTCTTCGTCCCCTAGTCCTAATTGAAGTAAATCCTGCATATGTCTTTTGTAACCCAAAAGGTTAGGTTACTCAAGCATTAATTTCTATTATACTTGAGGTTTTCACATTAGCATATGGTGTTCCTGATTTAACATCATAATACATAATTGGATATGTCAGTGCATCGAAGGCATGAATATAGACTGAACGCCTTGGTTTTAAGCCTAGTGTAGGGTCATACTTGCCATCTTTTTGTTTTTCTGAAGAAAGGTGACGAATACTTTTTAAAGACTCAGTGCATTGGGCTGAAAATATTATTTCCTCCTGCACAAGTTTGGCAATCATTAGCCTCACCCTACCCTCGACTGAACCTTGGAATTTTGGAGCTGCCTTCATACGAATAGGCTCAAGGTCAAAATGGTCACACTTCTCCTTTGATATTTCCTCAAAGTCTCGAACATCGTAGGATCCTGTTTTTGCTCGGTACTGGTTGAAAGCTGAGTTATCTGAAATGTGTACGAATTTTAGCTTTTGACCGACACGTTCATTCCAATATGCCATCTTCCTGTATATAAGAGGGATTATTGTGGTGTAAGGAATCTTCTTATTTATAGTAACTAATTCATCAAATACCGTCCAAATCGATTTCTCTTTCCCAATCAGGCACTGCATAAATATCATCGCATTGTTTACTGCCCCAGGGTCATATCCAATTATTACAGGAAAACTTGGGTTGGGAACTATTCCCTTTCGAGAATCACCTACGACATGTAAAGGTTTTGAAAAGTACGGAGCTAATATAGCATCGCCCGATGGTCTATCTACCCACTCACCCTCAAGCATTCGTTTTGCTTCAATTGGGTCATTAGAAACCGCTTCCATAACTCGGTCATAGTAACCCTCGGGTAAGTTATCTACATTCTCGGCAATCCTAACATGTACTACATGGTAGGCTTTATTGTAATTACCGTATTCATCTAATGGTGACTCAAAGAATCTTTTGTACACCCAGTGAGACGGGCCACTCGGATTGCAGGCAGCGCAGTATTGTTGACAGCCCTCAATTCCTTGACGCCTTCCCAACTGCTGAACGATGGCATTGAAATAAGCCGGAGACTCTAGGTTTGTTAGCTCATCCACGAAAACATAGCTAGGCTCAAAACCTTTTATTCGATCAGACAAAATGTTCCCAAATGGTGCAGACATAAGACTTATTCTAGACCAACCACCATATCGGTTCTGCACATCAATATATGGTGCTTTCTGTAAATCCATTTTCTCGTCCGTATGCTCAAGCCCAAGACCCTCTTTCCACTCAGGTAATATTTCTGTCTGCAATTTATGCCAAACTCCCCCTTGGGTTGCTTGTGACTTAACTCCAACAACTATTAAACACAGAGCATTGAAATTCTCATAGGCATGACGAACCAATTTATGACCACCTAATACAAAAGTTTTACCCGATGCTCTTTCTCCATAGGCAAGGACATACTTAGCTCTGCTCTCAAATAATTCCTGCTGGCTTCCAGATAGTGAAGGACTCCATGGTTCCTGCTCTACTTGCTCTTCTTCTTCTTCGTCAAAAGCACCAAGAAAAGCCTTAGGATCAATCTTCTTCAGCCTTGGCATCTGCTTGCATTTCTTTGAGTGGTCTGAACCCAGGCTTACGCTTATCTTCCTTTTTGTCTTTTTCGGACATCTTAATCATTAAATCCAACCCATGTAGCAACCTGTCGTAAAACTTGCCTTGTTGCTCAGCCGTTTGAAGAAATAATTTAGTCCTTAATAATTCTTCCTCAGGATCTAATCCACCGCCAGAGATATCGTCCCTTAATTTCTCTGCTACCTCGAACAAAGCCATATTCTGACGAATCGCAATCTTTTGTGTTACCTCTAGGGCATTGGACATCAAGCGTCCTATACCTCCCTGTAAGTTCTCAAATACTTTTAGCTTCTCAATATTGTCAGGATTTTTAAGCATCCCTTCGATATCGTTCATGAAGACTTCTTTGCCGTTTTTCTTTAAAGCTCCAATAAAATCCTTATGGCTTGGAGCTTCCGGCGGTTCCGATCTAGCCATTAACTCAACTTCGGTTGGAGCATGACCTTGCTCTCCAGCAACCTGCCATAAAGCTTTAAGCTTCGGGTCACGCCTCACCTTCTCACGAAGGTTATGCTCACCTATACCTAATTCCTTAGATGCCGATCCGTAGTTTCCATCATGCTTACGCATGAGGGTAGCCAGCTCATCGGTGCTATACTTTCTGCGTCTGGGCATTGAAAAAAGACATTAACATTGGCTTATACTTTTTGCCCCAATCCGAACTAGATCGAAGATAAGCAAAGCTGCCATTAGAAGCTAAAGCGTAGGCTGAGTTTCGTACCTGCCAGTCAAATAAATCAAAATTGCACCCTAGACAGAAACTCTTAGCTTCACCTACTTCCACATCATTCCAGTTGTGCCTCGAGCTAAGACTCTTAACTCGGTCAATGTCTAGCTCTGAGTTGATTGCAATTTCTTCGTCAGATAAAACTCTAACAACACTCGTTTTTCCGTTACTATTTAAAATTCTTTCCCTAGCAAGTAGCCTTACAAAAATAGGAGGGAACTCATCGAATACTGCCCAGCCTTTACGGATTTTTCTCATTTTCTATATTTATCATCATTTGAATTTCTGAATGAACTCTCTTCAACCTCCTTCGACTCTGTGAGCCAACCTTTCCAATTTCACCGATGCATCCCACTTTCCCAGTGTCAGCGTGGAAACCCACTAATAAAAAATTAGAAAAGTATTCTTTTATAATCGGCTCAAGCCTGTCCAATATTTCTTCATCCTTCACATTTTTGATAATAAACTCGTGCATTTGATAATGCAAGGTCTATGTCACGAATTGTCACGAATAGGCTAAAAGCCTTTATTTATAAGGCATAGCACTACGACTGAAAATCCTTGTGTCCCCAGTTCGATTCTGGGTTTCGCCACCACTTTTTAACACCTCAAGCCCCTATAAACAAAGGGCTTGGGGTGTTTTTTTATGTTGACTAGTGTAATATGGTTATGCGAAAAATCTGTCACGATTTTGTCACGGGAAGCTGTTTTCCGTAAAATTTGTCACGGGTTTTGTCACGGGAAAAGCATGAAAATAAGAGTCTACATTGATCAGAGGAAAAAAGATTTAGGTGAAAGTGCTTGGTGTGTTGAACTAAAAATTGGAAAAAAAAGAAAAAGAAAATATCTTTCGTCCAGGGAAATAGCTTACGAATATAAACGTGAACTAGAAAAACCTTTCATAGAGGGTTACCATGAAGAGTCTGAGCCTAGCGCTATATTGCTATCTACGGCTTTAAAAAACCACTTAGATAACTTATCTGACCTAGGTGCTAGACCCATTACAATAACCTCCAGAAGAACTAAATGTAATCATTTTGTCAGGTGGATGAAGGACGCTCGATTATCTAAGGTCACACGGCAGATTTTTAAGGAATATATTCTTTTAGGAAATACAGAAACTACTCGAAAAACTACTCGGTCAGAGGTCGGTGGTTTTCTTAACTGGTGCCATGAATCGGATTTAACTCAAACTCATTTCTACAAAGTAAAATGGGAGTCTAAGTTTGAGGACGAAGAATTAATCGGAATCCTAACTCCTGAGGAAACAGCAGAGCTTTTATCTAACACAATGGATCGCTATAAAGTAGCAACTGCACTTTCCTTTTTTGCAGGAATAAGACCTTATGAATTGGATCGATTAAAATGGGAATTATTTTACCCTGAGAAAAACTTAATTATCATTGAGGGTAAGTCTTCCAAAACACGAAAGAATCGGAAACTAACTGACCTTCCACCGAATCTATGGGATTGGATCGGGAAGTATAAAAAACATTGTTTGGGCAAAATTGGCCCGCTTAATCGGTATCGTGTCTTTGCGAAGAATAGAAAGAAAGCAATAGTTGCCTCAGGGATAATTTACCCTCATGACGGAGCTAGGCATTCATTTGGAACTTACGGATATTTTTATGGTGGTAAAAGCTGGGCTATGCGGTGTATGGGACACAGCAATGAAAAGGTATTCAACAAACATTATTTGAATACAGGAGTTGGGCCGGAAGAAGCGAACGACTTTTTTAAAATATGCCCTTAAGATATTTGTATGAATCTGAGTCTGATTCTGTATCTATGACTATAACTATATGCTATACCTATATCACAAGTTATAAAAAACAACACAGAAGCACAGAAGCATAGAAGCATAGAAGTCAAGCTCTCTGCCAAATGTCAATTTTGCTCAGTTTCCGTAAAGTACTTCATATCAGCTACTTGCACCCCAACTCCAGAGCTAAGTTCCTAAGTTCGCTAAAGGGGGCCTGCTTTAGCCGTTGTTTTTGTACATTTACCTAACTCATAATCCGGTCAGACTACGGTAATGTTACGTAGTCACTACGTAGTCACTACGTAACATTACCGGAAATTAGGTTTTTGGAAGATTTAAGAACCCTTTATTGATCACGATTTCAGCCGATTCTGGAACCATTAAGGGGGGGACTATAGGGGGGGATTAAGGAGGTTCTCCTGCATAGCATAAAGTAAAGTATATATATTAAAGGAATAGCATATATACAAGGGAGAGGATTGTTAAGGAGAGGGATGTTTTTTTATCCACTTACCATTGTACCAATGCCAGCCTTCTTGTTTGAGCTTAGTGGCATAAATTTTTCTAGTTTGTTCAAGTTGATTAATCCGATTCTCGTAAACATCTGAAGTTCCTCCTTTCTCATTTGGGAAAAACTTGAAAATCAAAATAGCTGTAATGAAAATTCCAATAAGAACTCCAAGCCAAAAATTCCTTGATCGATAAAACCCCGTAGTCGGGATATCAAAACTAAGCACGGGCTTATCAAATTCAACATAACGAGTTTCACCTCGTAGTTTTACTTCAATTTCTTTCATTTATAGTTTTTGTCCTTTTTTAAAATCCAAAGCGTAGCGTCCTACCGCAATCCACTTTGGCATCGTTGGTTCTTGTTGTGTGAGTAATTGAATTGCCACCTCCATGGAATTTTGCGCGAAATTATTAATTGGTATGCCCTCCAACTTCTCGCAAAGTTCTGATATTCTAGAGTAGAGTTCAGGGCTAACTCTAACTCCGATTGATTTTTCTAATTCTTTTTTCATCTTACATAGTTTGTTTGTTTTTTTGATGCAATACTTAGGCAGAAGCTCACACATAAAAATGTAAAAATAAGTAACATGTCAATACTTTTTATCATTTTATTACACTCAATTATAGAGTTTGCTATTTTATTTTGCATTTTGCTATTTTTTTTCTTTTCTTGTAAATCAATATCCGCTAAAACCTTGAGCATGAGTGAAAAAAGTGGTGATAAAAAAATAAGATTGGACGAAACATTAAGCCTTAGCGAAGCTGCTATGGTCTTAAAATTCGACTCCTTCCGATCAATTAATGAATTGATTCGTAAGAAAAAGTTGAAAAGTTTTCGCACTCCATACAGCCGAAATAAACGCGTCCTCAAATCTGAAGTTGAGGCATTAACCATTATGGAGGAAATCAGCTAATGTGTTTAGAAAAGCAATTTAAAGAACCTTTTGCGGCCAACGTCATTCATTGGCGTCCAGGATCGACCAACAAGGATAAAACAAAATGCATAGCATTAGCTTACGTTGATGCCAGAGATGTTATGAAACGTCTCGATGAAGCAGTTGGCCCTGAGAATTGGAAAGATTCATACGAGGAATTTTCTTCAGGAAGATTAATTTGCACTTTATATATTCGCATCGATGGTGAATGGATAGGGAAAGCAGATGGTGCAGGAGATTCTGCAATTGAAGGTGCAAAGGGCGGAATAAGTGATGCATTGAAAAGAGCAGCTGTACGATGGGGAATCGGAAGATACCTTTATTATTTACCTGTGAAGTGGGTAGAAATGAATAAGTATCGCCAAATCGAGAACCCTCCTACCCTTCCCTCGTGGGCATTACCTAAGAATCTTACTTCCGAAAAGAAAGCAGAGCTTACAGGATGGCAATAACTAAGGACGAGAGAGCATGGAAGGGAACTCCCAAGATGTCGGGAAGTTCTGTTTTTGAGAACATGCTTTGCCTAGCTCGCTTTAATGCTAGTAAGAAATTTAAAGACTATGACACATCTGATGCTACGACGGGGACAATGCTTCATGAGCATATGGAAAACGGAACTGACATTGATGAAATCCCTGATCCTAGCGATCAGTTCATCATTAGAGAGTGCCGTAGAATGGAAGAAAGTGTAACCAAGAAATTTGGGTTGTGTGGTGTAGTTAGTAGAGAGCCTCGTTTATGGTTATATGACGAGAAAGGTGAGGATGGCATTCTCTCTGGTCAGATTGATCGGTTAGAAATTGACGGAGAGAATGCCTCCATCATTGACTACAAAATGCTGTATGGTGCTTATGAACCAGCTCACAAAAACAAACAGCTACAAGTATATGCTACTCTAATCTTCGAGAATTACCCCGAGGTGCAAGTAATTCAATTAGCATTACTACAACCTGCTTTGGGCAAGATGACCACAGGTGTTATGCACCGAGACTTAGGCTTAATGCTTAAAAAGTTAATTCAGGAGCTAGCAGAAAAAGTTGAGGATGAAGATGCCAAAGCTACTGCCGGCCCGAAACAATGTAAATACTGCAAGGCATTGGCACACTGCCAAACTGCCTACGAATACTTAAAAAATGAAACCAAAGAGATTGATATGGAAAATATTTCAAATGAAGAATTGTCTGAAAAGATGGGGCTTGTCGGGCTTATTGAGCGTTTTGGCAAGAGTGTTAAATCTGCCCTTAAGGGGCGTCTTGAGGCTGGTGTTGATGTTCCTGGGTACAGGTTGCGTAATACTGGAAAAACTACGTCGTTTGATGCAGTGGGGGCATCAAAAATTCTTTTCAGCGCAAATCTTCCTATCGAGGACTTTATTAAAGCTACGAAAATATCGGAGCCGGACTTAGTTACCATTTGGTCAGAATACACTGGTCAGAAAAAAGGTGATGCCCGAAAAGACCTTCGTCAGAAGCTAGAGCAAGTAATGTTTCAAAAGGATAAGGCTAAGTCCGTTTCAGCAGAATGAAAGCCTTTTTCGTAAAATGTAACCCGCCGCGGAGTACTGCTCAGTCGGCAAAAAGAGTAGGAGTTAAAAAAGATGGAAAGCCATTTTCATTCACTACAGCCAAAGGAAAACAGCAAGAAGCCGACTTTTTGTCACTGCTTATGCCGTTTGTCCCTGAGAAACCTTGCGAGGGGCCTCTTAGGCTTACGATACATTACAGCTTCCCTTTTCTCTCTAATGAAAAAAAGGAAATAAAGATAAGGGGATGGGCATACCATTCGAAGAAACCTGATGCAGATAATTTGTGCAAAATGTTTCTAGACGCTATGGGGAAGCTCCTCTTTTGGAATGATGACGCTCAAGTTGTGGTATTAAGGTTTACTAAAAGGCGAGCAGAGTCAGCAGGTATTTATGTTCATTTGGAGGAAATTGATGAAGCGGATGGAAGTTAGAATTACGGATACGGTTGATGTTCGGTTGGACATGATGGCTGAGATGTTTGGCATGGAAAGGACACAAGTATTATTAGCCGCCTTTGCCCAGTACATGCCAAACATTCAGCCTAAATCAAAACCTGCAACCACTCGCAAAAGACGCTCTAAGAATGTGGACAGCCTAGGTGAAGGGAATAAGCCAAAGGATAAGAAAGAGGTAGTGGAATACTTCAAACAGCGTCAGGTGGCTGAGCCTTTAGAGCCAAAAGCTGAGTTATTTTATGACCATTACATGAGTAAAGGGTGGGTGGTAGGAAAATCCCCTGTGAAGCACTGGGGTTCATGCCTAACTATTTGGCTTAGAAATAACCCCGAGTGGCGTCCTGTTCCTTCCACGAAAAAGGAAACCGTCTCACTTAATGAATTTCTAGAATGGGCAGAGGATAAGCGTCCACCTGTTTTCGATAAATACAGAAGCGCCAAGTCAATTAGTGACATAGACCAACTTTACATAGATGAATTTGCTGACAACCAATAGTGATGTAACCTCAGAGCGCGGATTTTTATCCTGCGTCTGCAAAAATGTAAATAATTTTTCGGATGCCCTGGACGCTGGGGTTAACAAAGATTGGTTTACTGAACCTTTCCATCAGAAATTTTGGGAAGCTATTTTAGCTGTGGAAGAGCCGTCAGACATGATGGACATTGATATAATGCTGTCGTTTGATGATCAGGAGGACAGAGACAGATCAAAATATATTGCTGAGGCCTGCGAAACTTCTGCTCCTTATAATTCTTTCTTCGAGAAAATTAGGGAAGATTTTTACAAAAGAAAGCTCCGGCTCGTTGGATTAGGCATCGAGGACGCCTTGCGAGAAAACGAGTCAGCAAAGAGAATCATGGAGAAGGCTGATAAGGAGCTAACATCCATTGCAGTAGAAAATTCCGATGCAGTCCGTAAAGCCGATGAGGTAATAGACTCTATGTGGGCAGACATTCAAAAAAGGATGGAGTGCGGTGGAATGAATGGAATACCTTCAGGGTTACATCGAATCGACCAGATGACCAATGGATGGCAACCAGCAGACCTTATCGTTCTAGCAGCTAGAACCTCAGTAGGAAAAACAGCTTTCGGATGTGAGTTAGCATTAAATGCATTGAAGACTGGGAATAAAGTCCTCTTTTTCAGCCTAGAAATGAAAGCCGAAGCAGTGATGCAAAGACTAGTTTCAAATCTCTCCGAAGTTCCACTTGGCTATATAGTAGATAAAACAGCCGTCCAAAAGGATGTTGATGCATACAGGCAAGCAATGCACTGGATGCGCGGTAAAGATTTTTGGATTGATGATCGAGGAATGATTAATTCAGCCCAAGTCAGAGCTAAATCTAGGAAATTTGCGCGAAAAGGCTTAGATATGATCGTTGTCGATTATGCCCAAAAGATGTCTGCTTTAGACCCACGGATTCCAAGGGAGCAACAAGTAGCAGAAATCGCAGGGTCCATGAAGAATTTGGCGATGGAATTAAATATTCCAGTCATCCTTCTCAGTCAGCTAAACCGAGGGGCAGATGAATTAAACAGAAAGCCTCGTCTTTCCGATATGAGGGAGTCAGGTGCATTGGAACAAGATGCCGACTTATGCGCCCTTCTATGGAGAAAGAACGATGATCCTGACGAAACAATAATTTCAATAAGTAAGCAACGAAACGGACGATGTGGTGACGTGGAAGTTTGCTTCAAACCAAAGATACAAAAATTCACACCACGCCCAGTATTATCATGAAAGCAGATTCAAATTGGTTAGGACGCCTCACGGCTGATCCTGAAACAAAAACGATAGGTGAGACTACTCTCACGACATTTAGCTTAGCAGTTAATCTCCCAGGGAAAGGTGGTGAGAAAATTGCTCACTTCTTTGACTTTGAAGCTTGGCGCGGAGCAGGAGAATACATTTCCAAGTTTGCAAAAAAAGGAGATGCTGTTTTCCTCGACGCACAAGTTCGCAATAGCCATTACGAGGACAAGAACGGAAAAACCCAGAAAAAGATTAAGTTCATTGTCATTCCGATGACTTTCGGTTTTCAATCTGGCAGCACCTCTAAAGGTGAGATCAGTTCCGAAGGAACTGATCAGCGTTCTGAACCCAAAGCTCGTAAGCCTCAGACTGCCGATAAGGTAGAGGATCCTGCTGGCGACGATGTACCTTGGTAATGGCAACTAAGTTACTGAAGAACATTTGCAGGGAGACGTCCGTTGATGACGGAAACGGGCGTCTCCTGATTGTCACATTAAACTCTGAAACTAATGAGATTGAATTTAAGCCGAAGGGTCGAACTGCGAAAGCCAAGGTTACAATGCCGATGTCAAAAGTTTACCAACTGATAAAAAACGCACAAACTATATGAGCGAAGAAAAAAAAGAAGAAGTAGCTAATCCTGAAGAGGATGAAGCTAAAGCAAAATGGGAAGCAATGAGCGCTGAAGAAAAGATCAACGTAGTTGCCAATAACGCAATGTCTCGCCAAGAGGGCATACAACGAATGGAGCAAATACTGGAAAGGGTAGAGACTATAGCTCTCCGCCTCGAGAATCTTGAGCTTAAGCAAAAGCTTCAGGCTCAAGGTGGTGAGTCGGAATAATTCTAACTCCGATCCCAGCCAGCAAGCCTTCAACAGATTGTTGAAAGACGATAGGAAAGAATATTCACTTGAGCATGGGGGAGGAGACGATTTTCTCCTCTCCCAGCTTGATTACAACCCTTGGAAAGATGAGATGGCTAGCTTAAAAATTGCAGTTGAGGAAGGGTTTGAGAGATTCTGGAGAAAAGATCAAGTGTGTGGGTTCACAGAAGACGGAAAACGGATAGGCACTGGCATTCCTAGAGAAAGACCAAATGTATGGAAGCATGAATATTCCCTGTGAAGAAATTCGAGATTCAATACCTAGAGGCAAAAAGATTTTTGCTAACTAGTTTATCGAATCCTGAGAATGTCCACCTTGTCGATTTAGACGAGTATGACGGCTATGGGGAATGCTCATGTGAATACTTTACCTTTAAGATGGGGCCACAATTAAAAAAAGGAAAAAAACCATTAAAACAATGCAGACACTTACGTACAGTGAAGACATTAATTCGCCAGAATTTGCCTTCCCAAGATTGATTGGGCTTACAGCACCTAAGGGCATGGGCAAGACCACCTTTGCCCAACAAATTGGGGGAGAAATTCTAAGTTTAGCAACGCCAATCAAGCAGATGCTTGAACTCATAGTTCCTAGAATTTACATCTACGAGGAAAAGGAAAAGCAGATACCTGGGTTTCCTGATGGAATTACATCGAGAGTATTAATGCAACGACTTGGGACTGAGTTTGGAAGGGAGTGTCACCCATTAATTTGGGTTAACATTGCCAAGGTTGAAGCAAACAGAAGGCTCAAGGCTTACGAAGCTACTGGACTAGTAGACGCACGAGTAATCATTGATGATATTCGATTCAAGAATGAAGCAGAAATGATCCATGAGCTAGGTGGAGAGGTTTGGAAGTTAAAACGAAAAGGTTATTCAACCAAGGAGGACAATCATTGTTCCGAGGATGGACTGCCGGAAGAGCATATAGATAAGGAGATTATAATATGATCACGATAAAGTACAGGAAAGGTTTAGGGCCGAATAGAGGAGCTTGGGAGTTGATAAGCGAGTGGGGTGTTACTAAAGCCTTCTTCCAGACTAAGGCTGAGGCGAGGGAATACTTAATGGAGTTAGGTGGCATCCCAATAGTTAAAATAGATATATCAGAACTAAATGAAGCGTGGAGTATAAAGCGATTCCCAGAAAGTATATAGAAAAAATAAAATATGAATGAAGTAACAAAAGATTGGATGTTTATTTTGTTATGCCTAGGCTTGGTTATGGCAGCTAGTTATTTACTTGCAAGCTGATGGCACGGTACAAATCCACAGATTTTTGCGAGGGTCAAAAACTCCCCAGGACCAGTCAGCTAAGTATTAGCATGACGAAGGATCAAAAGAAGGAGTTAATTAATTATGCCCACAGGAAAAGGAAAAGTGTTTCGCGGTTCATGAGGGACTTGCTTAAGAAAAATGGCGTTATTGGTTGATGAATGGTCAAATCAAGGTAAATCTCAGTAGGGAGGAGTGCGAAGTCGTGAGATACCTTGGTGATGCTAGACGAAGGCAGAACCGCTCCAAGGGTGTTACAGACAAGCTGGTAGCTAAAGAAGACCCTCTCCAGAGGGATATTGAAGGCATTGGTGCAGAATTTGCATTTGCAAAGATATATAATCTTTACCCACCCATGGATGTTCATCCGAGGAGCGGCTCTGCCGACTTCGTAATTAAAGGTAAAACAATAGATGTTAAGCAATCTGACTATGACAATGCTCGTTTAATTGTACCTCCATATAAAATGGAAGATAAGAAAGTATGTGACTCCTATGTCTTAGCTACTGGCAAACTACCATATTATATCTTTCGTGGGTTTGCTAAAAAAGAAGACATTTGTAACCCAAAAAACTTGCTAACATTAAGGTCTTTGGTTTATGCTTTAACTATCAAAGAGTTAAAACCAATGCCCAATCATGAACGTAGCAACTTATGCAGTTGATGCGCCAGGGGAAACTATACAGGAGCGAGTTGTTGCTCTTGCGAATTACCTTCGCTTAATCACGGACATCGAAACCGATGCTCGTAGAAAAGCAAAGGAGATTCGTGAGGAACTGGTTAAATTAAAACCAGAGTTTAATAACTGTGAAGACGATGAATTATGACTTAATGGTTATCACCGTCTTAACTCTTACTATTTGTTTCTACCTTGTCGCTAGGCTCTAGCAGAAAACCTTTTTCTCTAGCCCAAATCGGATTCCTGTGAATCCGGTCGTGGCAACTTCGGCACGTAGAAAGCCAACTCTCCACATCCAGATAATACTTACCTCTTCCCTTTCGGTGATGTATGTCTGTACTTTTTGATTTTGCACAGACCTCGCAGTACGGCAATTCCTGTAGGAAGTTCTTTCGCAGTCTCGAGTATTCTTTTGATTCCTGCTGTCTCTTCTTCGACACTCTTTTCATAGGAGTCTTTCTTTTTAGAGGAGTTCTTTTCATTCTTCTTCAATATAGTGTAAATCTAATACGCTAATTATTTGTGGCATGACTGCTAAAGCATGCTCAACGCTGATTTCGTAAAAATACCAAAAAGTTCTCCAGTCAAAGGTTTCAGCGTTTACCTTTGCCTCGATGTACGTTTCTTCCGAGTCCCAGATGAATGTATGGACTCTTCCTTTAGCCACTTGTTCCATTGCCCTAATAATACTAGAGCGTCACCCTGGTTGTCGGCCTTTCTTGAAAAATCTGGTAATTTGCCAGTCTTACTTAATTTTAATCCGATATTTTGATAACCCATTATCTCAGAGAAGTACTTTACTGCCACCCCGTCCCCCTCAGGAACTGCTCTGAACTCACGGATGTAACTAGGGGCTTTAACTCCTCGCACGAGCCATAGCCTCCCTTACTGCTTCTTCTAAGGTATTAAAACCTCCTGATGCGTTATTCCATTTATCTTCCGAGAATTGGATTTCTTCTTCCTCTACGAATACGCTTAATCCTTTTGAGCTTATCCGAAGCTCCCCATCCGAATGGTCTTCCATAATAGTTTCTTCCCCAGCATTTGTCATAAATTATATTACTAAAAGGTACATAGCACCCACATCCCCTACCCGATCCGTTAAATGGTCGGCATCTTTTTAATTCTGCATCATATATCGGGCATTTAAGGCATATCTTGAACCTTCTCTTCCATTCATTGATGTCTTCGGCTGATTTGAATGATATATAGGGCAAAACCTTGGATATACCTAAAAATATACGATAAGTAGCCAGTAGGCTTGGGTTTTCTATACGAAACACCCTAATAAACTCTTTTATGCGCTTCATGCAAAGGCTTTGTCGCCTTTCTTGTACTCAAATTCGGCTGTTTCTTCAGGTTCTTTAAATATATCTTCTCGCTCACCTTGAAATGCAACATTACTAGATGCCGAGTCTTGATCAACTTGCGGGCCGGCACCAGCAATAGTGTCTATATGATCATAGACCTTTGGTGAAGCAGCTCTTCTTACACCACTTGGATTTCCTTGGTTCTGAGCAATGGATGAAACCAAATTACTCTTATCAGCATCAGATGATTTAAAAGCAGGTGTATTTTGACCCAATCCAGAACCACCTCCGACTATGTTTAAGTCTTTTAGTCTTCTAGCTAATGCATCCTCACCAAATTCCTCAGCATAACTATCCCTACCATCTGATTCAGTTAAATCATATTGTGAGCCACCCTCACTGATACTTCCTCCACTTCCCTTGCCTGTTGGTATGTTAGATTTCGATGAATTACTGCCTTTATCTATTTTACCAGTGTTTCTGATTGGTATGCTCTTACGTGCTTTAGTACTACTAGAACCTTTTCTTTGTCCTCTGTTCCCTGATCCACCCTTGCCTCCGACACTTAACCTAAGTTCATCAATTCCGGCAACATCCACAAGACCACTAACTAATGGACTGGCTAAGTTACCTAATATATTAAGTGGTGCGCCCAATAACCCTAAAGCACTACTCTTAGCCATATCCATATCGCCATATGCTAAGCCCTGACCCACTCTAGCTAAAGAGTCAGGCATACTCAATACGTTTCCAAGTAAACTAGTTTTGTTACTATCTCCAAATAAATAATCCCCAGTGCCATCCACTAAATTTCCAAAATTCAGAATGCCATTACCTATTTTGTTATCTCCAACCATTTGACCAACTGAACTAAGACCCCCACCAATCAAGTCAGTTGTCCAGTTTAACGGCTTTAGAAGCATACCTCCAATATTTCTTACACCATCTGTGAAGTCATCAACACGAGATGCCATAGTAGGTTGAGGTGTGTACCTCTGCCCAGGAATCATCTGATTAGGCTCTCCCCTACTATTTGTTCCGTATTTATCTGCTGCAATTTTACTTAGCATTGGAGAACGGGCAAGATCACCAGCAGTCAAGGGATTCTGAGAAACAAAACCTTCTGGGGTTTGGTAATTCATTGCCTGTCCCATTGTCTGTGTCTGCTGGGGAAAAACATAGCCACCATTAGTAGCAGGATCCGACACATAACCATTAGCACCAACAGAACCAAGGTAATTACTAGCCATACTACCCAAGAACGGCACTTTACCATTAGGCCCAGCAACATATGCCCCCTGGGGAATGTATTCAGGTGAAGTAGGATCAGCATAAACTGTACCTCCCATGGTTTCATACGGATATGCGCCAATAGGTAAATCAGGAGTGCTATAATCCTCAATATATTGAGTATCGTATACTCCATACGATTCATCAGGAGTAGTTAAGTCAAATCTGTCCAAATCTGCATCCGCAGCGGCTGAAAGTTGACCCGCAAGGTCTAAAATTTCCTTACGTTCGTATGCAGACAGATCAGTGTTGTTTGCCGCTTCAGTTAACTTAGCTATAGCCTCATTTGTATCAAGGGCATTGACTGTACCATCATCATTGTAGCTAATTAATCCGTAATCATCTAAATAATTCTTCTCGTTCGGATTAATAGAGGTTATGTCCTCAAGCATTGCTGCTTCTTCGTTAGTATAACCTAGTGCAGGGTCAAAAAAATCAGTATTTATGAAATCTTCTTCTTTATTAAAGTTGTTTTCCCACCAACTAGAGTCATATCCCCCCTCACTGTTAAGTACACCATCTAGCCAGTTAAATGTATCCGGCTGTTCCCCAAACAAACCCTCCTGCACACTAGGATCAAGGATGTAGTTTTGTTTAGGTACATTATAGTCCCTAAATAGATTTTGATTGGCACTTAAGGTTTCAGCGAAATTATAATTACCATCACCTCCAAAGGTTCTACCAGCCCAAGTGTCTTTAAACATATCTCGTGGCTCATATGCAGTAACTCCATCGTAATGACCTCCTCCACTGTCCGCTTTTATTTGCATGTAACTTATATTACTTGGTAACTAACAAAGCTGCAAGTCGGATTGTGCTGGAATAAGGAAAGTTCAGAAACGGTGCATATATATAATATACAGGCCGGCCCGGCTCCCCCCCAAGCCCCCCTTTGTAACCTTATGGGCATAAGGTAACACATATTACATAAGTCATTGATAGGCAAAGCTTTTGCTTGTGGCAATATCCTTAGTGTACACTTATGTATATCAACAATAACCAAATCAAATCAAAATATAAAAGTTATGAGCCTTACAATCCAAGAAAATAAACAAAGTCAAACCAATGGCTTTACTACTACAATGTTACTGAGTAAAGTTACAACTAACAAGGAAACGTTAGTTCAAAGTGGAGGCAATCAAGTTGGCTATGAGATTAAATTCTCGAATCTAAATTGCCTAACTAATGAGCAAGTTACTGAAATTGAAAACAAAGATACAAGCGCGAATTATCATTGGGATGCCTTTCGAAAGATTGAGCCAAAATTGAAAAACCTCACGCCGACTGAAATCGGCAAAGCGCTAAATGAAGAGCTAGCTAACGAGTTTGGCAAAGAACCAAAGAACGGCGGTGGAAAACGTTTAACGCTATCAGTAAAGAATAGATATATAAATGGATTCTACAATGGCGTTAACTATCTTAAAAACTTAGCCAACGCCTACAGAGCGGAAATTGAGGAAAGAGAAGGATTAATCCTTACAGGAATGAAGGTAAAAAATAATGGCGAGTCAGTCGCAAAATATCAGCGACTGAAAAAAGTTACCCACAAAAATCATGACATGGCTAACAATAGAAGTGCGCAACAAAAGATTGACGAATTGCAACAAGCCAACGCCGATCTAATGGCACGGCTCGAAGCGCTCGAAAATAGCTAAGCGCTGCGAAGATGTCCTTTGCCTAGCGTTGGACTAGGCAAAGGCAAAGAGAATAGCAAACAAGCTTTAAGCGGTTGGCAAGCCCGCAAGTCTAAAATTTAGATGATTGTGAGTCATGTTCTTTTTATATCATAGCAAATCGAAATTGCTCAAAATTTGAGATAAAACTTTTTCGATTTGTTCCCCAAAAATTGGGGCTTGTGATGCTCTTTGAAAGTTAAACATTTTTATTTCAATGGAATAAAAATTATCTATGTAGCAATTATAAATTGTGATCAATCGACGCAGAAATTTGTAGCGTTCGGTATATCTTAGGATTTAGCGTGAAAGCGTCATGTTGCAAAGGCTTTGCCATCAAAGGATCGGTTTTTTAATAAACTAGTACGATCTGCAAAGTCGGTGCAAATAGTCGGACTTAACCTAGTACTCCGTACCATTAAAGAACAAAGCAAATAAACTTATAGCGACACGCGTAGAAGAATAAGCATGGCAGAAACAACTCGTTGTGTTATCAATCCCGAAAGGATTGTCTCTTAGGATCAATCACAGAATTTAGCTTAATCAAAGCGTCAAGAATGGCGGTGTCCAAGTGTGGGGGAAAATTCCTCATGGGCGGACGAAAAGACTTTGATTGAGTTCGATGCGCGAACCGCATTGCGATAAAGTCTCGACTAGTTACAACTAGTTGGAAAAAGGGCAGTCGTATAGATAAGTATATTAGAATCATGTTCGGAGCATGGCTATAATTTCTACAATTTGGTGCATTGATCGAATATTTCAATCTCCCACCCAACCTACTTCTTATGGACGTAGTCGATGAGAGGAAGGGGGCGAAGCATGGCTATTAGCACGCTATGTGAATTTAATGGGGTACATACACGTGAGTCTCTACGTGGATCAATGAACTTGTCTAGATTAGTAATCCGTATGCAACTTTGGGATAGAACGTTAGACTAACGGAAAAAATGCTTAGGTATCATTCAATGCCTAGTGGAGTTGTTAACCATGAAAGAGTGAAGTAACTAGTACTATAACTAGGGAGCTACCTTAGAGGGTGTTCATATTAACCGCAGTGCAATATCTGCGATCACATCGTTAATCGATACGTATTTGTTACGTAGTACGCTACGTAGATTATACGTATCCAACACGTATTCGGTATGTATGGCTGTCGTATCTCGCTGACGCTACATATGCGATGCAAAACTAAGCCCTTCCAGAGCTAAACGTTCTGGGAGGGCTTTTTCATTTTCCTTAGGAGATGAGCAAAATAATACTTTGTTCGTCCCTTGCATTCACTAACAAATTAATTCAATCGAGAGGTCTACTCGTTAAAACAGACAAAATACATATGGATGATTCATTCTACCAACTTGCAAATCTGCTTCCCTGTGTTGCAGAACCTGAACGTCCCTTGCCAAAGATCATGGGGCTTCTGAATAAACTCATCAAGGTAAACGAGAAAATAACCACTGCATGTCACGATATGTGGGATGCTGATATGGGACAAGGTTATGAGTATGCCGAATTGAGGCATCTCTTAGAGGAAGAGGCAAAGAACATCATGACCGAGGCAATGGAGTTAGCCCATATCATTGGTTGCACCATTTTGTGTGATGCCAAGCGCGATCATATCAACTATCAGTTGGTTGCCACTAAAGGAGCAGTCATCGATCAAACTAGGTAAGACCATGATTGAATCTTTATTGAATAAACCAAACATTCTCGTCCCTATGCTATTTGGCATGGGGATTCTTGCCATCATTTTAGATGGCCTTCTGTAACCCAAATAACTAGGATACAATAAAATGAAAGTAGTATACAATGGTCAGCGCAAAAACCTGAGTCACATCGATGGAATGATCAGAGGTCAGTACTCTGATTACTTCCATCTCGACATGAATGTTGGGGACGAGTCACTCGTTCCTCCTATTCGTAAGGGCAAGACTAAATCTTACCGCCCTCATCATGGGCAACCTAACTCGAAGACTCGCTTAAAGTGGGCAAGGAAAGGGAAAGCATGAAGTTCAGATTGAGGGACATTGAGCAGTACTTGGTTTGGTTCATCCATGAACTGACCGAGCGTAATAATACTTGGGCTGGGGTTCGTCAGAACTTCATCGCAAGAAAGTCACAAACCATGAGGCATCACTTGCCTCGCAACAAAGTAAGAAGATGAACCTTATTAATTCAGATCATCCTCTCCTCTTAGCTAAGTCTAGTCCTTGGAGGAAGGATAAATGGGATAAAAACGTACTGGAAGGCATGGCAGATGAAGCTTTTCAGGTGATGAAGGAAAATAATGGTGTCGGCTTGGCTATGAACCAAGTCGGTGTCGATTGTGCATCATTCATAATTGATAACGAATACTATAGCTCAAGGATGCTTATTCGTAGTAGTGGAGAATATGCTAATCCCTTTGAGAGAGGTAAGTATATTATATTCTGTAATCCATCGTGGGTGGATCAACACAGAGGTATTTCTCGCAAGGCAGAGGGATGCCTATCCTTGGATGGCAAGTACAAGGTAAGCCGATCCAAAAGGATTCGTGCTAATTGGTACAACACGAGAGGGAACTTATGTACTGCGTGGATGAGTGGAGACTTAGCACGTGTATTTCAACATGAGTGTGACCACACTAAGGGTCTGCTCATATCTAACAAAGGAAAGGTAATAAAATAATGGAAGATACAAGTATAACTAAATTAAAAACAGAGGGCTATATGGGTTGCGATGCAAGCCTAGATATATCCCTCTTTGAGTACGGACTAGCATGGAAGGAGACTGATGAAGAGTACATCTTTATCTATGGCGTGGCTATGGATGGAAGTGAGTACAATAGATTCCAAAAGACTGAACATAATAAGAATATGGATATCTATGAAGAGTATTCTTGGGCAGACTTCGCGTCTCTGTTGAGTAGCTTCGGATGCACCAAGGATGAATGGGATAAAAGAGACTTACCTAACAAAATATCAGACCTTCTTTGGCAGTACGGATACGAGAATGTATTCGGCTCAAGATACTATGAGGGTGCTGAGATAACCAACGAGGAGGGATAAAATAATGGATAAACTATATGATGTAATGCAAAACCCAAGTGGTATGGATTCTTGGGGTAACTACATGGGTGAAAGACCTAGCCAAGAACTATATGTGGTACTTGGTCGTAATCGTGACTCTAGTTTGGCATCTAATTCTAATTGGGATTGTGCCATCAAGATGTTTGATGAAGCAAAACTTGAGTATGATATTACTCGCGTCGGTCATTGGGCTTGTGGTTGGGTTGAGTATCTATCTGTAGATATCAATATACCTGAGGCTTACAAGTTGGCAGAAGAGATTGAAGCATCGCTTGCCAACTATCCTATTCTTAATGACGAAGATTACTCAGAGCGTGAGTATGAGGATGCCTTGAGGACTATCGAGAACTGCATTGATTCATGGTTCGAGATTGGTGAGGGATTGGATGACTTCTCTGATATGTACTCACATCTAACAGATAATGGATACTGCCATGATGAGAATAGCTCACCTTCCGATGAAGAGATGAGGGATGCTCAATGGAATGTCTATGTCAAGGATCGGCTCATTGAGATAGCACGTGGCTTGGATGTCGGTGAGACTATCGAAGAGGAGGCATGGGAGATAAAAAGAATTGGCGACTATGATGCTACGGCATGGATTGATGATGAAGAAAACCCAAGGATGCTAAACCTATTCAAGGATCATCCTAATCAACTAAAACTAAAAATAGAAAGTAAATAATATGAGTGAAATTAAATTAGAACTAATCGGAGATGAGGATGGGTTTCACACATTCACCATTTCCATTGGTAAACTAAAACTACAATCTGAAAATCTAAGATGGATCGGTGATGATAAGAGGAAGGAGGTTGGGGATGCCTTGGTTGAAGCTCTGACTATCTTGGATAAGCATTATGAAATCATAACGAGCAATGTGATTCTAGAACTACTTGAAGATGAATTTAACCTAAACCTACAACAATATAAAAAAGGATAATCAACATGAACGAAAATAAATACACACCATATAAACATAGCACTACATATCAGTATGTAATCAAGCTTGCACGTCGTGCAGTAAGAAAATTACAGAAGGCATTGGAGAGTGATACCTCTCCAGACGTCGGCGCAATTATTAATGAAGAATACTATGATCTGCAATCATTCATAGGGGAAACTTGTGGCGATAAGGCTACTCGTTACCTTGGATTTGAAGATGAGAAATGGATTCTAGAGGCATCGAGGGATGGTGGCGATGCTTCCCATGAACCTCATGCATTACTTGATGATGCTCTTACCATGAAGCAGAGAGATTTGGATAGTGATATTCATATATATAAATGGATTAATCATATGATGGATTATGCTGACTCTTGCTATGGTGACCCAAGGTTCATGCCGACTTGGTTTGATGCATCGCAAAACGGACACAAGGTTGTAAGGAAATTGCTTGAGGGTAACCTTGGGCTTGTGGCTGAGCTAGTACCCACTTGGTACAGAGATAATGATACTCAATACATCTATCGTCTTGAAGACTCTCGTGGAGAAGAGTATGGCGAGTGGTGGATCGCACCAATGGATCATCAAGATGGTCAGCATGAAGAACAGATTGCAGTATCCAAGTGGTTTGGAGACACAGGCAATGGAAGCAAGTTCTTCAACGTACAAGTATCCTTCGGGGACTTCTACACATTCTTCCACGAAGTAATAAAGTAACCCATAAATATAGGAAACAATTATGATTATAATAAAAGCAAGTAATATAGCTAGCATATGCCTCCTCTTTACCGATGGTAAGGAGGAGCGATACATATATATAAACGAAGATACCATTGAGGCACAACCCAATGATACACCTTACGAGGAGCTACCTAAGGATGTAGCTAGTGAGATAAAGTCTCACTTCGATAGGCTCTTTGCAGTACCTCTTGAAGATAGAGGGCAAGCAGTCGAGGACTCTGCCGTAATTGGTATAAGTAGAAGAGTCAATTGGTTGCGTGATGGTCATGTCGAGACAATAGCACTTGTTGTCGAAACCTTACACTTCGATCTTCCCCAAGAAGAGCAAAATGAACTCATCCATAAGCAGTTTGGATACTTGGATACATTAAGGCTGAGAGATGAAGGTCAGGATCAGTTTGGAGTCTATCTCCAACACCCAAGCATCATAGGATGGGATAATGCAATTAAGGTAGCAGACCTAGAAGTATTCAACAGAGACGGCAAATTCGTAGACCTCAAATTAACATCAATAAAAATAGGAAAAATCAAATGAGTAAGAAAACAATAAACCCAATATCATTCATGGAGATGGTAGCTATCGAAGCTAAGAAGTTCTCCGACTTAATTAACGTACATACATGGAACAGACGTCTGCTACTGAACCAAGGGCGAGTCATGAATTATATGTATGACCAATGGAACGCATCAGAGCGTGAGGTTTCAACCGACAGATATCATCTTGGTATGAATGCGATCAGTTCAATCGAACGCATCATCAATGACCTATTCAACTCATGCAGATGGTATATGTGTGGGCTGAATAGTACTTGGTCTGTTGAGGCATGGTGCTACACCTTCAAGATCGATGAGGTAGAGACTAAAGATGGTCTATTCTATGTCATTGATCATGAGGATGGCACATATGAAGTCGTTAGAAGATGGCTCTCCAGGGAAGAGAACGAAGTCGAGCATATCAAGGGGCCATTCGACAACAGATACCGAGCGAAACTATGGCTCGAAGAGAACTACGAGCAAGTCCTCGATGAGAGGAAGCAATCAAAACAACCAAACAAAGGAGAATAAATAATGAAACTAATACAGAAACTAATCTACCAAGGACTCAATGAACTTGCGTGGAAGTATCACAACTCATCGTGCAAGACCTATGAAGTGCGTCTGCCGACTATCGATAAGGTAATCCGTGAGGTACAAGATCACCCTCATGCATTGTTCCTAACAGACAAGCAACTCAATGCCATTCAAGTGGCTATGGAGTTCGAGATTGAAAGTCTTGAGATGAATCTGCCCGAGGATCCTGATCATGGTGAGGATAAACTAGCGCTAGCTAAAGCAGTAAAACAAAAAATAGAAAGGTTAATGGAATGAGTAAATTAATAAAACAAAACGAACACTATTGGGATGCCGAGAATGATCGGTGGATCCTGATTGTGAGGGACTACGAAGGAACGATCATCGGTCTGAATTTCATGCAAGGACATGACTACGATCTGTTTCAAAAGGACTATGGCAAAGCAGACCCTGCACTATCTGCACTCCATAAGACTATCTTAGAACATAAGATAGTGGAAGGTAGTATGATGGAAGTAATCAACAAGGTTTGTTGGGCATGGATTAACTTAAGAACAGGTTCTGCCAATGAGGTCGCGACGAGGTCCGCCGCCCAATATTGGAGAAGAACTAATAAAAGAAACAAGAAGCAAATTAACTAAATAAATACTATGAATAACACACTAAAAACAATCCGTGATCTTTCTGATAACGCTAAAAATCTTTTTACTAGAATCTTGATCGAAGGTGATCTTGCTCGCAAGTCAGATTTCGACACGCAAGATGGATGGGAAGAGCTAGTGGAAGAGGATTTGCTGAACTGCTGGGCAGATGATACTGGAACAGAGTTCTGTGAAATCGGAAACCAAGTATAATGAAAGGATAAATAATATGAAACTATTAGATACAGGTGGGGGCAACACAAAGCTCCGTAAGAATAACGCAAATATCAGTGATGGTATCTTTACTATGATCGGCAAGGTTATGAGCAAGAAGCCTACTGGAATGAGGGTAGCCGGATTGAGCCTAGCTCCATCGGATTGGGCTTGTCCAGCTTCTAGGTTGGCAGGTTGTCAGAAACCATGCCTCATGTCAGCAGGCTATGGCAAGTTCGACAATGTACGGATAGGTCGTGAAAAGAAACGTGATTGGCTTAGGGATGATCGTGAGTCTTTCTTGGCTCAGTTGACTAAGGAGTTACATAACTTCGAGAAACTGACTACCAAGCAAGGTGTACAAGGAGTTGTACGTCTCAATGTTATCTCCGATATTGTATGGGAGAATAAAAGATATGAGATACCGCAGCAGTTCCCTAACCTTTTCTTCTATGACTACACTAAGATGTCTAGTCGGATTGGTAAGACTCCTGATAACTATCCATTGATGTTCTCTTGGAGTGGTATGCCTAACTACCAACCTTCTGTACAACGTGCCTTAAAGACTGATGCCCCTATGGCAGTGGTGTTTGATTGTGAGTTCCCTAAGGAGTTCCTTGGTCGTGTAGTACATGATGGAGATAAGTCAGACTTGTTTAATCTTACTAAGAAGAATGATGTTATCGCTCTTAAGGCTAAGGGTGATGCTAAGGGTTCTAATGATCCATTTGTTGTGTCTAGTCGCAACGCTAACCGCCACCTTCTTGTGGCATAATTGTAACCAAAATAAATAGATAACATGAGTGAAAATAATTGGGATGATTCCCATATGAAAAATACCGTAGCTGTCACAGTTAAAACGACTGATGGCATAACCCATAGCGTAAATGTAAGTGGCAAACATCCTTCACCTGTATCACAGGCAATGGCGTATGTTTCTGCACTTTACAGAAAACAAAACAGATCAGGCGGAGGAATACTAAACGCATACTAAAATAGAAATAAATAACATGAGTGAAAATAAAATACTAATAATCAAATTCATTATTAACGCCATCAAGGATATCCAGCAGACCTTGGAATTAAGCAACTTAAAGCCCATGCAATATACTGACACCTCTCGTGGTATGGTGCGTGGCTTGTGCATATCCATTCAACGAGTTGCCGAGGAGTTCAATGGGCATTCTTCTAGTGAGCTTCATGGCTTCTGTGCCTGGGGAGCGATCCTTCTTATGAGGGACTTCAAGCCGAAGGATATAGATGGGTCAATTGCTAATGCATTGAAGAACTTCGAGGATAAACTCTATGTCGAGCAAGGCATCCTTGATCAAGAAGAGTCCGGCACTGAAGTAGCAGAAGCAAGGGGGTTACCAAGTGAGTAATTCAAACGAAGAAGTAGCTGAGACATTAGCCAATCATACCATGACCTTGTTCGATAGATGGCAAGATGAACAAGGGTACGATGGTGAGGAGTGGAGCGAGTACATTGCTTCAGCAAAGCGTGTAACTGAGTCACTTAAGGCTGAGTTTATCTCACTGGAAAACAAGAACAACACATTCTTTCTCAAGTACAAGAAAGACAATCTAACTGCGGTAGTTGAGGTCAACGTCCGCGATGCAAAAGTAACAACAACAAAAGGATAATAAAATGAGTGATATAACAATAGAACAAGCAGAACAGCAACTAGAGGTTGATGCTGACATCAAGAAACAAGTCGAGGGCTGGAATTGGAATCTTAATCAATTCGAGATTTACGATGAGATTCAAGACTACCCCAAAGACAAGATACGGGCCTTATTGCAGTATGCATATAAATTCTTCAACAGTGACAGCACCTTCGCAGACCTAGCTAGTCACCTAGACGCAGATATTAATACAGAGGAGGGTAAATAACATGGGCTTCTTCAGCTGGATAACACAAGACACGGGTAAGAGTATACCAAATACTTACTCAAACAAGAATACCTTCAAGGTAATCATGACAGACAATAAAGAGAATCAATGGGAGGAAAGTAATTACGAGGGCTATGGAGTCTTCGGAGGTAAAGATTACTATGCTCTCCTTGATGAAATGAACGGAGGGACAGGTGATCGTATGCGTGGCATTGATCTGTTCTTCAATGATAATGATGACGTTAAGTACCCTAGCCTAAGTGAATGCGGTGCTTACTTCTTCAAGAAACCAGAAGACTGCCCCGATCAAGGATACTTCTATGATGAGTCCGTGTGGGAAGACGAAGAGGAGGAAGAAGAATGAGTCTTAATTACGAACACATCTCCGAGGAGGAGGTTACAGATTTAATCTGTAGCCTCCTCTCCGAATGGGAAACTAAACAGAATGAACGCATCAGAGATGGCGAGGATACTGATTGCCCAGAGTGGCAAGACTTAGTCAACGCATGTCGTGAGTTCATTGAGGTTGCGACTATGAATGCCCCAATAAGGAGCAAGGTCGATGAGAGGAAGGAGGAAAAACAATGAGTAAGTACAGGGTCTTAGTGAAAGTCTATGTGTCCCATGAGGTGGATGCAGAGAATGAAGACGATGCAATACAACAAGTACAAGAACTAAGTAATGGAGATTTCCTAGAAGACGGAGACTTCAATTACACAACAGAAAGGATAAATAATGAGTAAGAGAACAAGAACTGGGCCATTAAGTATGTTAAGCAAGGAAACCCTAAAGTTTGTAACAAAGTTGATTGATGATGGAGCAAATATTCGGGAGGCGTGTCAATTAGGCCTTACTTTAGATAGAGGAGAAATTGTCGATGCAGTAAAAGTCCCACGAAAATGGCGAGGATTCGCTATAGAGGCTGGATTCATAACAGAAGACGGAGACTCTAATTACGATACAGAAAGGATAAATGATGAGAACAATACACCATCACATTGATGATAACTTCAGTATCCTAATCCAAAGGCATACCAATGGTGACTTAAAGTTATCATGCGGAAGTTACCCTGTGGATTGGAATGACCGAATAGTATGCACATGGAGGCAACTAAGCCTAACGGGTGAACTACACGCATCTGAAGACTTCTTAAGGTGGAGTTATTCCGAAAAGTACGGGGACTTCGATAGAATCCTTGAGGGAATGAACAAAGCAATAAGTGATGACTGGAATCAATGGCACGACAATAGATTAAACCAATGGAGGAAATAAAGAAATGGAAGAACTAGAAATAAAACTAACACATGATGAATGCCTACAAGTTAAGCGTGGTCAGACGATCATGTGGATAAGCTATGAAAAAGGAATCAAAATCAAAATAACCAAGGAGGAAATAAATAATGGAAACAATAACAATAACTAAAACGTATGTCCCCTTTTGTGGGGGCAACCTAGTGAGAATGGATGAGTATGCTAAAATGTACCAAGCATACCAAGTGAAACGTGGGACGAATATGAATAAGCGAGGACAGACAGGTGTAAAACCAACGCCCTACATGTCTCAAGATATGGCTAATGCTATAGTCAAATTACATCAAGGCCCTTCTGACATCATTGGTGGAAAGCGACACGTCGAGTCAGAGGTTTATGATCGGGGCATGACTGCCTGGGAAGATGTAGTTCATCTATTGAGAGAGAAATCAACTGATGAGTTTGGCAAGTTTGCTAGTCAAATGAGAGAAGAACTAAATGCCAGAGCCGATAGGCTTGAAATGGATATTAACCACGTAATACTAAACAAAGGAGAAACAGAATAATGGGAGCATCAGATATATACACATCAACAAGAGCAGTCGATATGAGTACTGCCTTTAATCAACTAGTAAAGAGCGCAGAGTATGAATCAGGACATGATCCATACAACGGAACGATCAGCACTTGTGACGGGTTCAGAGATATGAGCAAGTGGTTCAATGAACTACTAGGTACTCGCCGGAAGACTCAGAAGTTTCTAAAGGAGTGCAAAGAAAAGTTCGAGGAAAAAGCCATTGAGGAGTGCGACAAGAGAGAGTGCTATGGCATTGAGTTCCCCTCGAAGCAGAGTACCAAGAAGAGTAAACTATACTACTTCGTTGGATGGGCAGCAGAATGATTAAGAAACTAGCTGCTTTTTTTATAATTGTAACCTAATATAATATATAACATATGGAACATACGTTTGAACAAGAAGAAATGACCGTGTTTGGAATCGATGTAATCGCTTCGGGTACGGTGGAGTTTGGTGTCGAGGATACTGCTGTGGGTTCTCTCCCTTATGGAGACACTTATGTGTGGCACCCTGGTAATGGACATCAAGCTGTTGATGTAAAGCTAACAGATTTATCTGAGCTTAATGTCAGTGGTAAATATAAAGATGGGAAGTGCCTGCTGGATGCTTGCGAGGTAAATATCTTTACTCTGCTCAAAGAGGGTAAGGATAAAGTGATGGAGTCTATAGCTATGCAAGTTGAACTTGAGGATGCTATAGAGTCTGCCATGGAATCTGCCAAGGAAGAGGCTGAACTAGCGAGGTACGGACTATAAGGAATAATAAGATTGTAACCTAAATATAAATATAACAATAAATAAAATGAATGATGAAAACTATGAAGAAAAGCAAATACAAGGTATACTTACCAATAACGTCGTTACTCACCTCTCTATGTGTTCGGGATACGAAGGAATGGGCAGAGGACTTAGAGGAATATTCCCAAACTTGCGAGAAATCGCATACGTGGAACGGGAAGGATACGCTTGCGCGAACTTGGTTGCTAAGATTGAAGAGGGTGAATTGGCTGAGGCTCCTGTCTTTACGGATGTTAAAGAGTTCCCATACGGAAAGTTCCGTGGATGCGTGGACATCTTATCTGCGGGCTTCCCTTGCCAGCCCTTCTCATCGTCAGGGATTCGGAAAGGAACTGAAGACCCAAGACACCTCTTCCCCTTCATTGCAAACGGAGTTGATCTTTGCCGTCCCAACTGGGTCGCACTCGAAAATGTCGAGGGCATCATCAGTTGTAAGTTCGGTGGCGAGCAGAACACAAGCGTACTCAAATATGTCTTGGGACGAATGGAAGAAATTGGTTACGAGGGTGCGTTCACAGTGGTCAGCGCGAGTGAAGAAGGCGCGCCTCACCAACGTAAGCGTGTCTTCATGCTCTTCCGAAACGCAAACCCAGATGAGTCTGAACGATCAGTGGGGGACACCGAAGGAGCAAGACTCCCGAGCTTGCTTGACGGATCGGGGGAAGAGCAACCTTGGCGAGCAGGTACATGGCCTTCACGTCCAGGGGAAGCTCAGCACGGATGGGAAGAACCAAGGGTCATCATGGCCTACCCCAAGGACGGGGAAGACGGATGGGACTCCCGAGTCGGAGAAGAACAGACAGAATCCAAGTCTGTCGGCAGTAGCTCTATCGGATCAGAAGACTTGGCCAACTCCAACCACGGGGGAGGAGAAAGCAACTCGTCCGTTGGGCAATCAGAAGCAGAAGATGCTCAGCCATGTGGCGATAACGGAGACGGCTATTCAACAATCGAAGGAAGCATCCGCCAAAGCATGGGCAACCCCAAACACGATGGATGTACTTCCACCGAAGACAGGGGAAGCACTTGCTCGCAACAAGAAGAAGGGAGGATGCAAGAATCTGAGGGAAGATGTAGTGAATCCCGAGATGAATCCCGAGATAATGTTCCCAACACCAACGGTAGCAGGACTAGTAGAAGGAGGAGTAGCCAAGGATGTGAAGATGACGGACACGGGCTTCACGGCAACGAGGGAGAACGGAACGAAGTACGGAGCGAAACTGAGGGACGCAGTGGAACATATGGAGAATCCCGAGAAGTGGGCAACCCCACAAGCATCGGATCATGTGGAGGGAGCAAGGACAGCAACGGACTCGAATCAGAAGTGCCTGGGTCGGGACTTAGCTCGTCTACCACAATGGGGGACGCCAGCCCAGTACGATCACAACAAGAATCCGAAGAGCGAAGTGAACAGCAATCAAGCATCACTAGCGAGGAACTTGGGGAGACTCAATATACACGGCAAGTTGAATCCGGCATGGGTGGAGCAAATCCAAGGACTCCACAAGAATACTACGCTTCTCCCGAAATCATGGCTCTACGAGTCCCAAGACTCAGACTCTTAGGGAATGGCATAGTGCCAGCCCAAGCTGAACGTGCATACAGAATATTGTTTGCAGAGTTCATTAAAATGTAACCCAAAAATAAAAATAACTATGACTACGAGTGATACATACAAAAAGATAATTGCCCTTCAAAAGGCTAATAATAACGTCAGAGGTGCAGTCAATGCATGGCTTCAAGATAACCTCCATGAGGATGCAGAGTCTCTGCAAGCCTTAGTCATGGATACAGATGGAGACTTCCTCCCTGTACCCAAGGGTGGTTGGCATGAGGATAATGATGAGTTCAATGATCAGTTGGACGCATCAAAGGAGAAGGTCTACAAGGATATACTCTCGTTCATTAAGGGTAATCCTATTGATCGCGAGGCATATGTTGAGGTTTCCGATCCTACTCAGCCTATCGTTGAGGAGAAGCCTAAGCCTACAAAGGTAACCAAGAGTGGTAAGGTTACCAAGAGGGAGCCAGAGCAACTAGAGATAGCTTCTGCTATATCTACATTACTTAAGCATAACAATGCTGGTATAACCGAGGAGAGGGTAAGGGAGATAGTGCGAGAGGTTGTCCGAGAGGAAATGTCTAACGCTGTTGAATCCATGTATATCTCTATAGCAGAATGAGTAATCGTATAGATGGTGCGCAGGAACTACCTGCCCCCCCACCCTTCAACATCGAGGCAACCTATGATCAGTTTATGCATAACGCAATTCCTATGGATAAGTGGAATAAGAATGAAGCACTTATGCATAGGTTCGAGGAGCTTAAACTGCCCATTGATTTGTACCCTGATTGCTACACTCAACTAGAGGGTGGAGCTATGCTTATGATATGGGAAATGAATGACCAAGGACAACTTGGTTATGCCCTACATAAGATGCCAGAAGAAGAATAGTCCGCATTAAATAAATTTGTAACCAGAGGGTTCTATAGACTCTCCGTCTATACCCCCATTTTATGACGAAGGAGCATTTGTATTGTGCTACCCGAGTCGGGGGAATCTGCGGATGCGGAGAGAAGGGATATGGCGAGCATGGGCATCAAATCCATGTGAAGACCCGAAACCTGCCCTTATTGGTTGCGTTAACCAAACCCAAAGAAACCAAAAGCCTTGGCCGCTTAATAATAACCCGCTAACAGAAAGAAAACATAATGAAATATAATATGTGGCTTAACCCACTTGGTGCTATACGTACCAAGCCTACCAAAAATAAAAGCATCGATGCTAAGCTGTCCTATGTGGATGGCATGACTCCAATGGCACTAGTAGTAGTGTCTACAGACAGACGAGTACTACAGGAGTTATACAACCATGATTCCGTAGACATCGAGCCTAACTCCAAAGCTTCAATCAATGAGGCTTTAAATGAATCCAAGTTCACCTCTCCACCAATACGCCCAATGACTCCCTATGAGATGGTTGGCATGATTGATGAAGTGAAAGTACTGGAAGCACTCGAGCAACCTGAGCGCCCCAAGGACTTTAAGTTCTTCGGTGAAGGCTCATGGCCAAAGATAACTAAGGGAAATAAGTACAAGTTCCGTAGGCTCAAGTACTCTTATACTCGTCCGTTATCTAGCAAGAAGATGCATACCGATGCAGACGGCAGAACCTATGTCATTGATCATGAGATTGAGAGATATGGAGTGGATGCTGGTTATGTATTCAAGGATGATGATAACCAAGAGTTCACATTCCGAGATAATCCAGTCGGACAAGGTGAGTTCCCTAGTACAAAGGTGTGGAGCTTCTTTGATATGCTAGATATTAAGACGGTTGCTGAACTAAGACCAAAGCTGTTTGAACACTACAACCATAAGCTCACGCAGTTGGAAGAGTTGAATGGTATTCCGTTCTACCCTGGGCAGAAGGATTACATTGCTCGAGTCCTTTGTGTGGATGAGGCTATGGTAAGTGGTGATGTAGGCACTGGTAAGACTTGCATGGCTATTGCCATAAAGAATGCTAAGAACTCTAAGAGATGTCTGATTGTTGCTCCTAAGGGTACGGTGAAGGATGCTTCGGGTAATTCCACTAAGCATGATCCTGCCCAGTGGGTAGCAGAGATTAATAAGTTCTCTCCTGATACTAAGGTGCATAACCTTTTTACATTGGATGATTACAAGTCTTTACTTAGACCGAGTGGTACTCTTCCCCCAGGAGTTTATATTACTTACCCTAATGCATTCTGTACTACTAAGGCATTCGAGAAGATACCTAAGGCTTGGGCTGCTAATAAGCGTGAGGAGAAGTTTCGCGCACGGCTCAGAGACTTTGACCTTGATGCACCCTTTGACAAGGAGAAGCCACCTGCTACAGAAAATCAATGGCATAGAGGTGTAGGTCAGACTCGCAATGGATTCACTTGTATTGTTAAGCCTAGCCTCTGCACTCTAACTAAGCATCAGTTTGATATGGCTCTGATTGATGAGGCACATATCATGCAGAACTTAGATTCAGCAATCACTAGTTGCTTAATACGATTACAACCTAAGTATCGTTACTGCTTAACAGCTACACCAGTGCCGAACATGTTACCCAATATTTTCCCACTTGCCGGATGGTTAGCAGTTCCTAATTGGTATCATGGAGAGAAAAGTAATCCTAGATGGCCTTACACTATTGAGTCTGAAACTGCATTCAGAACTACATTTCTAACTCAAGAGCGAGACTACACCGAGGAGTCCTTACGTGGCAATGGGTCAGTATGCCAAAAGACTTCACCAACAATCAGTCAGACTCAAAGATTGCTCAAGGTACTTAAATCTATCGTTGCCTACATATCCAAGGAGGAGTGCAATCCTGATGTGGTTGACTGCAATGTTGAGACTATCCGTGTACCACTTGGGTTTGCACAGAAGAAACTCTATGCCCACAACCTTGACATTAGAAATATTCCATTCCGTGACCCCAAGACTAAGTATGGTGTGCAGTTACAAAGACTCAGAGGTATCTGCGCGGATCCTGTTGGTAGATACTTCAATAACGGATGGGTAAACTCTAACTTCAATCCCAAGCTGATCACTACTCTTGAACTTATCGGAGAGACACTAGAGCGAGGTGAGCAGATTATCCATGTCTCGTCCTCATGCGGGCAGACAACGGAGTTAATCAAGAGGCTTGGTGAAGCTGGTATAGAATGCTCAAGAATTGATTCAGAGGCTAGTAACCATGTAAGGGAAGCTAACAACTTTAAGAGTGGTAAGACTAGAGTTCTTGCCTTTGGTTCAAGATGTGCAGTTGGTCATAGTTTCAATGAGTGTAACAATATGATCATAGGCTCGTTTGACTGGAGCTATGGTGCATTTCATCAGGCTATGGGTAGAGTATACAGACTCAATTCAACCAAGGATGTGAATATCAAGGTTCTGCTCAATCAAGATACCATCGAGGAAGCAATGTTCGATAAGCTTGCAGACAAGAGGGATGCAGCAACTATCTGCCTACTAGGTGAGTATGTACCTGCTGACTTCAAGGAGGGTTCTGCCAGTGAAATATTCGCTGAGCATTTCCTTAGCTTCGATAGTGAGCGTGTCGATACTGAGCCTGAAATTAAAATGGAAGCCAAGTGGCATAAGCTAAAAGGCAAGCTAGCCGTACAAGCTGATGTTGAAATACAAGATAAACAATTAGCTTGATTAAGTGTAACCTAATTAATAGAAGTGTAACAAAATGAAATTAATAAAGAGTGAGAGTGGGAACTATTCAGTGCGTTTCCGAGATGTGAATGGCTCACAAAGATCAACTAATCTGAGGACTAAAGATAAAAAAGAAGCTAGGCAATTAATTAAAGACTTAAAGATCGAAGAGCTAGAGAATGCTGGGAAGATAGGTGTTCTATCCTCCGATGTAATAACTAAAATAATTGGCAGTAAGTCAATGAAGTATAAAGATGTGTTGAAAGAGTATGAACAGCACATGAGGCTTTCGGCTAACTCCGATAATTCGATCTACACCATGATGTCAATATACGATCAATTCGGTCGTGATTATAAGCTTAATGATAAACCAATGGCTATGATCAATGAAAGCAATATCTTTAATTTCATTAATGCTGATGATGGTACAAGCTTGGGTAATCGAGCGCTACGCAGGTCTAGTCTTAATCAGTTGTGGAACTTCGCACAGATAAAGATGTATGTTATTACTAACCCAATAATGTTCATCAAGATAGATAAATCTAAATTACTTCATAATCAAAAAACACCCAAGAAGAAGAGAGTCTTCAAGGAAGCAGAGGTCGATAAGATGATCAAGCATGCTCCGTATTTCTTTAGACAGGCAATCGCAATATCTTATTGGACTGGTCTTAGGCTTGGTGACATTGCTAGCTTGGAGTGGGCTAGTATAAAGGATAGAAACCGAATGGTAGTATGGACAGAAAAGCGTGATAAAATGGTATCAATTGATACCACAAATGAAAACTTTGGTGGAGGAATCCTTAAAAAAGTTCTATCCGAAATAGATGTAGAAGATGAAATCTACTGCTTTCCTGAATGGCATAAAGATACTACTGATCCTAAGAAAAGATCAAAGGCTAGTGTTTACTTTTCTAGATTCTGCGAAAGGCTAAATATAGTAGGTCGTAGCTTTCACTCCCTGAGGCACTCATGTATCACTAGACTAGAGAAGCAAGGACTTAGCTTAGAGGAGATTGGTAAGGCTGTAGGTCATTCTAATACCAAGACTACCGAAGGATATGTACACAAGTAACTACTTGCCCAGTACATCAAATAAACGCTTTATATCTTCCCTTCGGTCTTCAGTTACCTTCTCTAGGTTAATTATCTTCTCGTAGTTTCTTGCCTGATTAATCTCAAGCCTAGTGTTCTTAGATTTAAGCACATCTATCTCCTCCTTCATCCTCTTAATAAAGAATCCAAGCACAGATACAGCAGCACCAATGCCAAGTAAGACGAAAGGAGAGTCAATCATTTCTTCTTTTTACCTTTAGGCTTTTTCATATTTCGCCCAATGCTCATTCCTGCCTTGAATGAATTCTTAGCTTTAATACCGCACTTATTCTTTTCCTTGATGTTATTAACTTGAGTTCTTGTCTTCTTCATTTCATTGATTTCTTGCCTCTACATTTCCATTTCTTTCTCGAGAGTGCATTAGCACAGGGAGGCTTCTTGCATTTCTTTATACCAGCAGAACGTGCGCAATAGGCATCACCCTTCTTTGTCCCAGGACGTATTCGGTCACCCCCACCCTTGGCTTGACCCTTCTGCCCGAAAGAACGACACTTGCCCTTTACTCTCTTAGCAAAGCGCTTACCCTTCGTGGGCTTACAAGCTTTCTTCTTAGCTGGCATTAGTACTTCTTTCTTCCCATAGGCTTCTTCCCCATAGGTTTCTTTCCGGCAGGTTTCTTTGCTTTATATGCTTTAGCAGCGGCTTTTCCTTTTTTAGTGTAAGGGAATTTTTTCCCATTTATATTTGGCATTTTATTTTCCTCGTTTTTTAGTTTTTTTCTTCCACGAAATTCTTTTAGGTCCAGTCTTCTTCTTCATGCTAGAGTTACATTGGGACTTAGTTGGTCTACATGCTGGGTATGGTCTTTTACTTTTCCCTTTCTTTGCTGACTTCCTTCCACAAGGCTTTCCAGTGCGACAATCTATCCATCCCTTGCCCCCATTTCTAGAGAACCATTTCTTTAATCCCTCTTTAGCCATTACTTCTTTTTCTTCTTGGACTTGTTCCCCCAGTTCTTAGCTCCTGACTTTCGGCATTTAACTAATGCACCTGATGCATATGCACTAGGCCACTTAGTGTAGCGCTTCTTAACCTTATGGTAGCAAGCGTCTTTCTTAGACTTCTGTTTCTTCTTCGCCATCTTCCTCTAAAATTTCTGAACCCATATCTATGATCATAGGTTGTGATAATATTGATTTAGTACACTCAAGGCATCCAATCATTGTCTCTAAAGTCAGATCAAATTCGTTCTGGAATCTACTAATTAGATTCTCTAGCTCTATGGAAAAAGCATCAACCTGCTCATGGTATTCCATTTTGCTCATTTCTTCTTCCCTCTCTTGGGTTGCATTGAGCGATTCTTCTTCTTGCTAATACATTTCACAGGACCAGTAAGGTTTCCTGTACGCTTGCCCTTCACATGGTGAGCCTCTTGCCCTTTCTTACATCCGGCTTTCTTCCTAGCCTTATTCCTCTGCGCACGACGCTTTATTTGCTCAGGCTTACCATTGTACCTATCGTACTCAGAGTCCTTAGCACCCTTCTTATAAATTCTAGGCTTTCTTGCCACGACGCTTTATGTGCTTGTTAAGTTTTAACTTAGTTTTATCTGCCTTTTTCTGACAGCAACACTTCTTAGGTTTTCTTCTTACCATTGGTTATTTTCCTCTTGGGTTTATTGATGCTTAAATCTCTTCTCTTACAATTATTAGGGATAGCCATATATGTAACCTAATACTTTAGGTTACTATGAGCAAATCAAATTCCAGCCATGTCTGTATTTCTCCCACATTCCCTCGCTTTCTGGGTTAGGAAACAGCTTGATACTTATTCGATTCCCGATTGCCTTCTTGGGTATCAAATACCAAAATCTTTCACCTCCACTAATTACCAATGCTGCTAGCACATCAAATGCATTTTTTGCATAATGATTCTTCTCTGAAGTTCTAGCACCCATTCCAACTGTTATACTGTAGCCAGTTTTTGATTGCCTATACTGAGTTCCCTTAACTTGTATGCGAGTAAGACTCCCTCCATTATCTACAATGCAATCGTACTGAGAGTAGTCCCCGATTGTGGTTGATACATCAAGTCCATGAGTAAGAGCATCCGTGATAAACATTGTTTCATATAAAGTACCGGCCCTTTTATTTTTGCTCATAGTGCGAGACGTCTCAGTTCCTCTGAGTAATTTGATGCTTTACCTCTAGACTCAGTAGGCTTGCCCCCTATACCTCTTAAGTAAAATTCATGATTCCTCATAGAGTCTGTTAGCTTATCTCTTCTTCCGTCACTCAGTACACTTAATATAGCCTGCAAGTCACGGTCAGTTAAAGCGTAACGAGTAATTCCCTGACGAAGATGCCGTCTCTTGAATTTATCTATAACATCCTTCCTTGGGTCTTCTGACTCAGATAAAGATACTGCCTTTCTATATGCCTCCTTAAACTCTTCCTTATCATTTGCGTATGCTGCCCGCTCCATTCGCTTAAGGGCATTACCCATAGCAGTGGCAGTATAGGTCATGAATCCACCCTTGCGCATCTCCATGCCCATAACTTTAGAGTATGTTCTGAGGGAGTTCCTCATGCCTGTTATATCGGCTACTCTTCTCTCCGTTGAAAGGAATCCAGTCGGGTCAAGTTCTTCTATATCGGTTAAGTGAGTTGCCATCTGTGCATTCTGTACAACTGCATTCAATCCCATGGCATACATTAATGGTCTAACAACTGTAGAGTAATCCGGCACGAAATCATCAGCTTCCTTATTACTGGTCCTGATTGCATTCAAGTAATTGGTAGCTGCACCAACGGTGTTCATTAGTGTAGATATTGCTAGCACTCTCCTAGTCGGGTCAAATCGACCTGCCATTGATGATGGGTCAAGTTGCCCGATAAGTAAGGGTGACACAAACTCTTGAGCTATACCCATGATATTGTTTGCTCGACCTGCCCTTTCCATCAAAGAGATTGCATCAAACCTAGGGTCAGTCATAGCCAAAGGTAATCCCATGATAGGAAGCCCAGCCTTGTAAGGTACTTTGCGAAGTGAGCTTGGTTTACCCAGTATCTCCTCGTCCCACCAATCAGTAAAGAGAGTAAAAGCAATACCAGCAGGTAATAGCCATGCAGAAGTCAAAAGCATATACCTAATGCTTTCCCTCATTGCTAGCCTACCCTCCTTATTTCTCATTTGATTGATACTCTTGTTATAAGAAGAAACTGACCATCCAACGAGTGGGGAAAGGAACTGACCTCCACCACTCTGTGTCCAAGAACCTTTACCAGACATAGTATCATAAGTTACCTCAGACATAGCTATATTGTAAGAGGCTAAAACTGCATCTCTGGTTAAGGCTTTTGCATCAGGGTCATTAGCAGTCCGCCTTCTGTAATCTTGAGCTAGCTGAGTTATAGACATACCCTCTGAGACAAGTCTTTCATTGAGCTTCTCCACCATAGCTATGTTACCAAAAATATAGCCATCTAGTTTACTATCCTCATAACCTAAGTCACTTGGCTTTATCTCAAAAGTGTTGTTATCTAGGGTAACTCCCTTGGCATCTAGAGCGTGTGCAGCTTGTATTACAAAACGCTCAATTGTATTTGCCATAGACAGGGCTATTGACTTGTTGGTTGCTTGAGCAAGGTAAGTAAAGGGTGCAGTTAAGGGAGTAAGTAAGGATGCTGGGACATAATTCCCACTGGTCTTCTTTCTTTGCCCTGCACCAATCATAGAAATAGCATTTACGGAGTTCTTTAGCTTACGAAGTCCAAGTTGCATACCCGATAAGCTACCCTCCTTCCCTACCTCAGTGATATTCTCACTAAAAGTGGACATTCCGGCTTCTCTACTAAATACATCGTTCAAGTCTGATGCATACTTGTCTGCTCTGAGCATCTCTATGCCAAAGCTTTCCAGTAAGCTACCAGCCATCTCTTTTGCAAGGTTTACATAAGCTCCACCTACCGTTCTTAGCATTGTGGCATTCAATCCAAGTGCTTTTCCAATATCAGGGATAGACATTGTACCTGTCCATGCACCTTTCATTGTATTTACCATTCCAAATGCTAATGTGCGCAAGACCTCTAGCCCCAAACCTATATCTTGGTTATTTGAGCTTCTCGCAGTAAAGGCAGCACTTGCTGCAGCCATAGCATTCTTCGCATCAATGTAATTTCTAGACTCAAGGTCGAGTTGATCGAAGCTCATCGATTCACCCTTGCTTGCCATGAGGGCAGTCATCTTTTTCTTAACGCTATTGTTCCAAATCCTGTTACCTCTGCTTGGCATAGCTCCTTCTCTAGGCTGGATACCAAGTTCACCCATGTAGGCTCGATACTTGCGATAAGACCCACTGTAGTTATCTAGGATTGCTTGATAGTTCCCTGTAATCTTCTCTCCGTTTCTACCAAACTTGGCAGTCATCATAATCTTGGAAAGGTACTGACCAGAAGAAGTCTCATCATACATCTCATATTCAAAGAACTCCCCAGGGAGGATATTATATAATGTACGAGAGTGAATCGAGGAGTGCATTCTTGAGCCTTGCATCATTGTGGTTAGTCCACTGACTTCCTCACTAATATCCCTTAGCTCATCACGAGCTTCTTGCTCTGCACTTATAAGTGCGTTTGCACGATGTGCGAATTGACCAAGTAAACTCTTAAGAGTGGTTTGGTCTGCATCAGGTAGATTTTTAGTAAGGTTTAGTATGGCATTGGCAACCCTAATACCAGGGTTCTTACCTTCGGCATTCCTCCAAGCCCTTTCTAGCTCCTCAGGGAGGAGTATACGCACACTCTTACCTTCATCCTTGTCTGCTGTCAGGCTAAAGGGTGTAGTGTGGGCTGACTTGCCCATAAATAAAGGCTTGAAGAATAAATTTGAAAGCTCCGTATCGATTAGCTTGCCCATTGACTGGGTAAAACTCTCAGTCGCATCAGACCCTTCTTGCTCAGCCTCTCCCATACCCTCAAAGATTTCCTCAAATAAGGATGACTCAAACTGGAAGTTATCTGCTACATCAACTTTAAGTAGTTTAACAACTGCACCTATCTTATCCATGTTCAACCTTCTAGGTGTTGTGAATACACCTTGGTCAACAAATCTACGATAGAGTGCATCTGGAGTACCACCTGCTAATCTTTCTCTTTCAACATCTTCATCTAAGACCGAAATATCGTACTTTTTATAGAGCCTTTGAAAGTTCTCATTTTGTATACTCCATTGCTTAAGGTATGCACGAAGAGCTTTTCTTCCATCCTCAGTATACTCCCTAGTTGGGTCTAATTCCTTAAGCTCCTTCCATACCTTATTGATAGCTAACTCTTCTTGTCCTTGTAGGTCGGGTCGTTCATTGAACCAATCAAACAACTTCGATCCAAAACCCTTCATGAATTGATTTAAGTTCTCGTGACTAGCAGACATCTCACGATGCAGTCTTTGCATTGCCTGAGAAACCCTCCTGCCCTGACCAAATATTTTACCTGCTTCTGATTGGTAATCTCGAGTGTATTCATTTAGCACCGTGGCAATAGCTTTACCTGGAGGGCCAAGCCTAGCAAATCTCTCTTGTAGTGCAGATGCAGCTGCGTGTAAGAATCCAGCATGTGAAGAAGTGTATTGGATTCCAAAGTTAGGTTTTCTTAATTCCTTAGCAAGTTGCTTGAAGTAACGATCCTTGGCTTTACCTTCATACTGATCCTTATACTCCTGAGTATCCATTATCTTAAATAACTCAGAAGCTCGGGCTGCCATCATCTTGGCTTCATTAGAGCTTTCCCCTTTACCTAAAGAAAAGGTAAGCATCTCACTGATCATCTTGCCACTTCCATCCATTCTTAGAATCTCGTACTTAGCTCCCTCATGTATTTCAACTGGCGCAGTACTATCAAAATACTCATCTAGGTCATCAATCCGGTCATTGTAAGCTTCTATAAACTTCTCAGCTACCTTCTCCTCCTCTAGTGTTTTCTTTAAGTCATCCTCTATGGAGTCTATCTCCTCTCTCAACTTACGAACATTCTTAAGGATAGACATCATTGACTTGTCCTTAACATCAGGTGTTGGACGCCCCATGGATGCAGCTTTAATAAGTTGGACAGCTTCTTCTACTGAAGTTCCAGCAATTCGCCCTGGGGCTAACCTCATACGAACGGTAAATGCACTACGTGGTACATCATTCTTCTGATCACTACCTAGCATGAGTGCTATTGCAGCTTGAACAGCTTGGTCGAGGTCGGGGTTCTTTATCCCAACATCTGCTGCCTTGATATCCATTAGGTCGAATATCTCTTTAGCTGTCTTTAACTCAAGAAAGTCCTTGGCATCTTGTGCCTCTGCTAGTCTGTCCATCAACTCATATAACTTCTGCTCGCTTATCTTAAGTTCCCTAAGGAGTGTAATAGGTGTAGGCTTCAGTCCCATTGCAACCTCAAAGGCTTGGGCATTAGAGTACTCACCTTTTTCTGTTTTATTGAAAAGTGCCTTCTTGAAGTAATTTGCAAATACTGCCTGAGTCTTTTGGGCATCAAACATAGACTTAGGCTTAGTCATTGCTTCCATACGAGCCTTCTTCTCTTCTATGGTTTTTAAGGCTGTGTCCTTACTATGCTTTATTTCGCTGTATAACTTTTGGACTGATTCCTTTGCTCCTGTTAACAAGTTATATAGGTTACGTGCGCCTGTGTCTTTGTTGGCTCTTGTCTCTAAGTCGTTTATGTTCTCTGCTGTGTCTACTAGGGCTTTTATGTCTGGACTAGTTGCCTCAGCGAGTTGCTGTTGTGCCTCTTCTGCGAGTACTTTCGCTTTTTTACCCAGTATCTTAGCAAGAACATCAGGAGTTGTTCTACCTTCAATAGTTATAAACTCCTTCATTCTCTCAGGTGTCATAGCTAGCCCTTCACCTAGGTCAGCTAATGCACCCTTAACTACTGAGCCAAAGTCCTTGAGTGATGCCATGTGAGCGCGGAGAGTGCCCTGTGCGACACTAGCAGAGTCATCTATAGAGCCAGCCGATTCCATCTGTTGTAACTCAGGTGAAATCTCTGTAGCATTCTCGGCGTCAAAGATTCCTATAGTATCATGGTTGTCATCTCTATACTTTATTGAGTCATAACCCTTTTCGATAAGCTGGGGAACAATAACATCCTTCCAAAAAACCTGGAAGCTAGATGTCGTATTGCTCCACCATGTATACCTAATATTAGATACATTTTCTGCATTTAACTGCCAACCCTTATTAAGAATATTACCAACATTACGGTCACCTTTATCATCAAGACTTTGCAGTACTTTCCATCCTTCTACGCCCTTAGTTAAATCCAAAGTGTTTTTCACATTCAAATTGAATGCTTGAGTATTAGCCTCTGCTTTATCAGCCATTTCTTCTAGCTCAACATCACTTGCATCCTCATCTGCCATCCCTTGAGCAGCATATCCTTGTGCATCAAACTCATTTTCCGTAAAAACTATTAATCCATTTGAGTCTGTTCGGTTAGCTGAGTCACCTCTGTAATAAAGCTTATTCTGACTCTGTGACATTAAGTCTATATCATTAGCTGCCATCTTATCACTTGTACGTAATAGCGTACGATAGCGTTTACGAATCTCAGTGGATGCTGTGCGATTCAGAGTAAAGTCTACATCAAATAACTTACTAGCTAAGTCTAATATCCAATCTATTACCCTCTCGAACCTAGAGTTAAACTTACGCCTCATCTGTTGAGGCATAGGCTGATTCAAGAACTTTCTAAACTCGGGATTGGTTGCAAAGTTTGCCCAGAACTCGTGCTGATTCAATAGTCCATGGTAGTATTTGCCATCGGTTTTTGTCCTCAACCAGTCCATGAGTTCCTTAGTCTCATCATAGAACTTAGTCGCTTGCTTTAGGGACATAATCTTAGCCACACCTCGAGGTAGCTTACCCTTACGCTTAGCTTGGATGCCAGCCTCTACAGCAGTACCCAAAACCCTGTGGGCAACCTCTTCCATAAATGTAATCTGTAATGATTCCATTGCATTAAGGTCGGAGTCAGCTTGTAACTTAAAAGATGGCCCCATAACAATAGTATCACCTCGAACATAAGCTCGGGTAAGTTTGCCATTATTACCATCATTCTGAATACCATGCTTAAAGTTATCCCAGGATCTAAACTCTACCTTTAATTTCTTTGCAAATGGATGAGCAAGTAAGGTCTGTGCCATATCAAGGATAGCGCCGGACAACTCAGTTGATCCGTCCATGCCTTGAATCATTCTATTAATAAGTGCTGATAACCTAACTGGCTCACCATCCACCTTCATGCCATCTAGGAATCCAGTGACGGCTTGTTCATTCTCTTGCTGAAGTTCTTGCGATAATGGATTCTTCTTTAACCTCGGGTTCTTAGGCTCATCAATATGTCTTTGGATTTCTCCCTCTAAGGCAGCTTCTGTATGTGCAATTTCACCTACTGATTCTAGCAGTTTATTAGATTCAGTGTTATTAAAAACATCCATGGCAGTAGCGTACAGAGAATTGCCATCTACGCCTGCACCATCTTTATGTAGTGCTATTTTATCTTTTAACCTTTCTTTATCTGCTTCACTGATTCCTTTTGCCGTAAGTATTCCCTCTGCGAATTCAACTGCTTCTTCATTAACTTCGTTAGTTGCTGACCCCTCAGAAGTATCACTTGATTTAAAATCGGGACTACTTAAGCCATCAAGATTGAAAGATTCATCTTTAAATAATCTTTCTGTATCTGTAAGCTCATCAGATTCCTTAACAGGTGCTTCTTCCTTTTCTAATTCTTGAATGAGTTCCTTTTTGGTTCCTGCCTGTACTGGATAGTCAGAAGCAGGAGCATATACTTTACCATTGTTTCCATCTTTATCCCCATACCTATACCATGTCTTACTTCCATCCATCTCAATGACCGAAGTAACATAAGTATCTTTTCCATTTATATTAACTTTATGAACAGGGCTTTCGGCTCTATCTCCATTCGGATAAAATACTCTACCATCTTGCTGTAAGTCCATGGGGTCATGCCATGGTTCTTCTTCCTCTACTTCAGGTGTCTCCTCCTCATCTTTCTCTCTCGATTCTATATTTTCCTTGAGGGCTAAAATATCTACTGGACTCAAACCCTGAATGGATGACTCTCCCTGCATACCGCTTTCACTAACTTGATCTACGTTAGTTGCCCCCCCTTGTGCGCTAGCTTTCTTCTTAGACTCGCTCTTCTGAACCTTACCATCTTTTGTTCGGTAATTCTCTAAGGCTTCCTTTACTTGATTATAGTATCCCTCCTTGGGAGTCAGAACATCTAACCCATGGGTAACTTCACCTTTATCACCTACTTGTATGTGGGTAATAAAAGCATCTAAGTCAACGATTCTGATTTGCTCAGATTTTGAAATCTTCTTACCAAGCTCCTTTATATCCTTATCGGATGACTTACTAGCTCTATCCTTTATATCCTTCTTGAGGTCGCTTAATACTCCAGCATTAATGTCAGGGCCATAAATATTCAGTAATGGATTGAACTTATCTCCGTCCATGACCAATGACTCAATTCGCTTTGCTCGGTCACTACCCTGTTTAACGAAGTCTTGTACCTCTTTGGTAGTCTTGGATCGGATAAATTCGTAATCAGTTGTCTGCTCTATGGCTTGCTTGTAAGCTTCTTCGGATTCAAAGTTTGCTTCCACTCGGGCTTCCTCACTGAAGGAAAGGAGTTCTACTATCTCAAGCCTAGCTAGATCGGTATCATCATCGAAGTGTTCCTGGAAGTTCTCATCTGTTAAATCAAGTCCACCTTTCGTAGAACTTAAGGGTGTTATCTTCCTTTTACTCTTATTCTTGCCACTAGCATGAGTGGTCATCCCTACTATTGTTCTACCCTTATTACCATCTGCATCGGTGGGGGCAGTTATAGTTCTCACAAGGTAGACCGGATTCTCAGTTTCACCTTCCTTGAAATACCTAAGTACTAAAGCTTTTTTGGATGTTGTGGAACCTGATTTTCCAAGATCAATGCTATTGATAAACTTATTTGCAGTATCAAAATCCTTGATACCACCCTCAGGGATTTCAATTATTTCCGTAGAAGGAATTAACTTCTTCTTCTGCCGACTAAAGAAAGAAAGAACATTACTAGGATTTGCTTCTGCCTCTGCCCTTGCTTTCTTTTCCTCCGCTGTAAGAGTGGGAATAGTCTTGAATTTGCCCTCCCCTGCTAGCTTTGAACGTGCAGCTTCTATCCACTCAGATGGCTGTACTGGCTTATCAAATGCAAATACATCCTCACCCTCAGTGAAGCCCTCCACCTCTCCATTGGTATCAAGCAATGGCTTTACTTCAAAACCACCCTTTGCTCCGTTAGATTTTGCTATCTTAATTGGCTTTATGAGAATCTTGTCACCCTTCTTAGCAATACCTGGAGCAATAAATATTGTCTTGGTTCTTGGAGTTTTTACTTTCTTTTCTTCGAGTACAAGATTCCCAATCTCAGACTTTAAATTATCAGATTCCAAGGTGAGGTTCTTGTCCTCATCAATAGCAATAGTCTTCTCGCCATACTTGACATGAGTAACCTTACCATCCTCAGTGACTGAAAGCTCAACTCCCTGTCTACCCTTTTTGTTCTCAGTATCATTACCATATACGGTCAGCTTTGTAGTTATGCTACCATCCTGTTTTTGGATGGCATTAAAATCTCCGATCCTTAACCCCCTTCTCGTATCAATCTTGATGATCGCTGAGGCAGAAACAGAATTGTCTCCAGTCTCCTCAGTCTTAAAAGAATTAGTATCAGGATCCACTGAGGTAATTCGGACGAACTTAGTTTTATCATCCTTATCTAGTCGTACAAACTTACCAACCTCAGGCTCATGTTCATCAAAGTTATCTTTAGCAGTCTGAAGTCTTTTATTCTCCTCTGCCTTCTTCTCATCCTCTCTCGTCTGTATATCAAAATTAGTCTCGGTCTTCCACTGACCATCCTGAAGATGTTGCTCGGCAAATTTCTTAGTAGCAGCCCTTGCAAGAGTAAGGGCATCAGTAGTACTTAGCCCATCTATTTCCTCAACATATAAATCAGCAATTGCTTTTGCATCCTTCTGTATTTGACCCTCGTTTATTTGCTCCTGCGAAAGTGTATCAACATAGTTTTCTATTTCCGCTTCAATATCAGTAAAAATCTGATGTCCTAGAGTCCTTGCAAGCACAGGATTATTCTTTAGAAAAGCACTGTTATTCTTCTTTGTCTCAACGCTATCAAGCATTCGATGCGATGCCCCGCCATCAGTCTCAAGCAAGCCTTCAGTATGCATTCTCTGCATTAATGGTCTGTATGCATCTACTACAGCATTCTGTGCATCACTTCCATCTTCAAGAGAATTGATAACCTGAATAGCTTTAGCAAATTCGGTATACATATCACCAAAGTCCATTGCATCAAAACTTGGGACAGGGAACTCAACCTTGCCACCCAAGCTTAAAATAAGCCCTTCATCCTGAGCCTTCTTCCTAGCTTGCCTATAAAGTATGTCTTGAGATTGTTGCTTACGTTGGTCAGTAGGGGCATCTACAGCCTCGTTCTCGATATAAAGAACTCCATCCTCTTCCCGAAAAGTTGCAGAGTATACACGCTCACGACTAGATAAATCATTTACTATAAGCTGACCATCTTTAGTTGCTTTGACTTCAAGCTGTGTGGTCTGTGTTTGGATAGTATCGTCATCAACCTCTTCTTTCCTAGACTCTTGCTCAGCTTCAATGTCCTGAACCATTGCTGGCTTTAGAGCTTTCAAGTCCTCAAGCCTTTCATCGGACATAGCCTTTAAATCCTCGGGCTTAATTAACTTAGTCTTACCCTCTAATATAGTAAGCTCAGTTACATTAATCTTCTCAGTGTTACCATTGGCATATTCAACGACAGCAACCTTAGCCTTATTATCTACAGAAAGAACTCGGGCAGATCGCTTCGATCCACGCTGTGTGACTAAAGTACCTAATCCCTCTTCAGTTAACTTATTGAGCTTCTTCTCCTCGAACCTATTGCGAATATCAATTCGCTCTTGAGTACTCTGCTCAAGTGGTGCATCTGAAAGTTCTGCATCCTCATTCGGTTGCCCAGGCTGGAGTAATCTTGCCACCCCACCAGTCGCAGCTGTAACCGTTCCACCACCAATTGCACCAAGAAGACCACCATTGATCATCCTTTCCCAGTCCTTCTGATTCCACTCTTCTCCAGTGTGGTACTTAACGGTAGCCATCTGCACCACCTCTTGTAGTGCCTCAGTTATACCCTCACCACCTGCACCTTGTGCAAGAAATACCATACCATCTGGTAATGACTTAAATAACTTACCCACCTCTTGTTGAGCTGCATCTTTGCCGATTGACTTACTTAGTTTCCCTAAAAGGAATACTGGTAATGCCGAATCAAGTGCGCCTGATACACCACCTGCAAACATTGATAACGCTCTTGCCTCAGCCGGAGACAAGTAGTCTTTATCTGTCGGGTCAAGTTTGGTGTACTCATAAAGGTCACCGTAAACATGACCCGTATTCTCCAATGCTGAAGAACCCAATGCCCCTGCTCCCATTCCAGCCTTTGCTCCGTAGTCTTCACCAAGATATTTCTCGGCTTTCTTTTTAAGGTCTGAAAGTTTATCCGTCTTCTCTAAAGTCTTTTGAATTTTTGAACCTACCCCCCTACCCGCAACGGCAGTTACCATAGAAGGAACGATGTCTACAATAGACCTAGTAGCACCTTGCCCGACATACTTAAGTAAGTCTTCAAAACTATCGATCAATGTGTAATCATCGAATATCTCTCTTCCAGCCCTAGCTCCCTTTCTAGCATCCCTCTGAGCAGACCTCATTAAGTCACGCTCAGTTTCATCCATCCCGATAGCACCTAATCCAGCTGCTGCACCCTGTTTGAAGCCTTGCTTCTTTGTGTAGTACTGCTGTGCAGGGGCATCTAGAATACCTGAGTATGTCTTATTTGCGCCATAGGCTTCCTTGATTAAAGGAACAAGCTCGGTGTCACCACGACCTGCTGCAAACTCCTCTATGTTCCAACCTCTTTGCTCAATCTGTTGCTTAAGCTCTAAAGCTAAGTCACCATCAGAATAATTATCAGCTTTATCAACCTGTCCATTATTCCTTAAGAACTCCCTATAACTAGATACGGCTACACTTGGCATAGTTACATTGTAACCTAAATATTTAGGTTGTAAAGATTATCAGTTTTTAGACCTAATTAATTCTGACGGTGATGTTGATGCTGAATCTGATCTATAATAATCCTCTCTTTCAGCAGATGAATTAAAAGTATCTGGTGAGCCTTCTGGCATTACCATTTCTCCCAACCCCTTCATGGTTTCTATTGTCCCAATAGCAGTTGGTCTAATCATGTCATTAAATGCCTTAACTGGACGCCCAATATCAATTGGAATACCGACGTCATTTAACGGTATACCATCTATGCTTTCATCGTATGGTCTAGATCGAGGTATACCTTCTTCTTCCATAACTTGAGTCCCAGTCTTATGCATTGGATAAGCAAGGCTTGCCATTGTCACCCCTACTGGATTAGCACCAAGTGCTGTAGCACCCATTCCGCTTATACCTGAACCAAATAAAGTGTCCATGTTATTGGATAAGCTTTCAGCACCTTGCTCTTGTGATACCTCAGTAGCAGTAGTAAGAGGCTCTTCCAGAAGAGCTAAACGCTCATTAGCAGATTGCACCATTTGCTCTCCTAATTGCTTATAGTCAATCTCTTCTGTAGCGTTCGATTCTGAATCAACAGAAACTGGGCGCTTACTCATATAGTCCTCAAAGGACATGCCTCCGGCTTCATTCATAACAATTTCTCATGCTCTGAACTAGGTCTACCGTACTCATCAATCGGAATCCTCTTGAGACTAATAATTTTTCCATCGGGAGAAACCATACCAGTATAGTAGGAACTACCAGACTCATCAAAATATCCAAATCCATAATCTCTACCATTGCTCTTAAAATCATTAATTCTAATCTTATTAGAATCAAACTGCTGACCAAGCATCGTAGACATCTGTGAAGTAACTATGTCGGGTTGCGGTTGATCGGAAGCATTATCTCTCGATGGCATAGAAGTAGGTGCAATTGGTTGCTCAGGCTTAATTACACTAGCACTTGGTGCTGTAGCATTGGCTTCAACCATAGGTGCAGTAGCATTAGCTTCGGGCATGGGTGCTGTAGCATTGGATTCAACCATAGGTGCAGTAGCATTAGCTTCGGGCATGGGTGCTGTAGCATTGGATTCAACCATAGGTGCAGTAGCATTTACTTCGGGTTTAATTAAGTTAGCCCCTGAGTTAACATCAACTTGGGTAGCATTGCTATCAACCTCCGTAGAATTATCATCCTCGGAAGCCTCAATGAGCATTTCCCCAAGTGCCTTGCTTTTCTCCTCATTAGATTTCTGAAATTGCTGTAACTTGTAAAGTTCGTGCTGGGCGGCCTTGAGTTCGTCAGGGACATAAAAGCCAAGAGCCTGAAATGCATCCTTACCAATACTTATAACTTCTGCACCAACTCCAATAAGACCTAAGGTTTTAAGTAATTTATTTCCCCTAGCTTTATCAAGAAGCTTTCTAGTCCTCCCAATAAACGTCTTCGTCTTTGATGCAACCTCAGCATCAATGTGCTTATCGAATCCTTGTTTCCATTCCACATATTCTTTGACTCCTGCTCCACCCATACCTGTAACTGTGGGCTTGGGCTTGGGGTAGGGCTTAACACCATTCTTACTCAAGAAATCCTTATCATAATTCTTAAAGAAGTCATCAGCCTCAATCATTTCTAGAATCTTCTCGGCTTTCTTTGCGGAGTTATTAGATGCAACCATGGATTTACCACCTTTTATTGCTCCTTCCACACCCTCCTTGGCTAAATAACCTCCTGCAATAGTTGCCCCAGGATTCTCTGCCATGGTTACAAGCCCTTCCTTTGCAACTTTTCCATAACCTCCGGCATTTTTAATTCCCTCATTTAGATTAGATGCACCATCAGAAATAGATTGTGTTACACTACCCGTAATAGAACTGCGGTCTTTCTCAATATCTTCTACATTCTGCCTAGCTTGAGATATGTCCATCTTACCTTGCTCATCTTTACTCGCAAAATTATCATAGAAAGGATCAGAACTAGAAGGCTCTTCAGGTTTCTCTTTAGGCTCATCTCCATTCTCATCTTCTCCCTCTGCCATGAACTGGTCTATATTTCCTCCAAGTTCTATTATTCTATTCTTGTACATATCCTTCAGGCCTGAAACTGAATTAGAGGAAATTGATTTAGAACGAATTTCAAGAAGCATACTATCATAGGACTCTATGCTTTCATTTAAGCTTTTTTGAATTTCAGCCGTCTGGGCAGATTGATTATTAATCATATCCTCTATACCAGACACTCTTATTGCTCCGTCACCAGCCATAGAAGCTAGTTTATTTGCAACCCTAAATTTATGTTCATAAGTAACTAGGTCTTCCCAAACCTTACCAGGGAATTCAGATGCAACAATGCTATTAATTTTATCTATAGATTCATCATCGTCCCCTTCCATAGTCATGCCCACACTCGACATTACATTTACTATGAAAGTTTTTTTATTAGACTCTCTTTGCTTAGCTAGATCCTGCCTTTGTTGCTCAAGCCCCTCTCTGAGTTCATCATCTGTGGCACCCTGTTTTTCTTGATCTAGCACTTTAGCATAAGCAATCTTGGCATTAATTAGCATTTTATCTTTAAGCTGCTTATTATCCTTGTTCTGCTTTGCCCTATCCCTCTCTAGAGTTTTGAAATATTCTTTGTTCTTTCTTCTTGTAAATTCCCTACCTTCTCTGCCTCTCTCATAATCCAATTCTGTGTCTGAAATAGTCTCGATCCGCTTACGATCTAAATCTTCAATCTGCTGGTTCCTCTTAACTGCATTGTCCTCTAATACCTGACCTCTTATTCTTTCTGCATCTTCAAGCTCTCGGCTTCTATCAAGCCTATCTTGCTTAACTTTATTGACCCTATTATAAACGCCTGAGTCTGGACTAATGACATTTGGGCTTGCCCATTGAGTTGAGGTATTAGGTGACTTACCACTCATCAAATTAGATGAAGGTCTAATCATCTGAGACTCTCTTCTAGCAGGAGTTATATCAACTTGTTTTGTATTAATCATGATTTATCCTCCTATTTTCGAATCCATCCATGTGCGAATGAGTGACTTCAATCTTGGCTTATCAGATATGAAACGTGCAAATCGTTCTCCGTACCTCAAGTAAGTTGCTTTAAACCACGATGGCGATTTATTAAGCATCCAGAATCTGAATGCCATCCATGCCGAATTATTGATGCCATACACTTCACGGGCCACCCAGCATGCATCAATATTAACACCTAATGTTCCATCCTTAAGAGTAACATCAGCACCAACAGGAGGCTCAGGGTCACCTCCTGGGATGTTTGTTGCCTCGCTAGCTGCAGCTTCAGTTGAGCTTCCAACCGTTTTCTCTGCGTAGGTGTTCTTAGGTATGACTTTTCCATCTGCATCTACGTGTCCCATTTCAAAGCCTGCCAACCAAATAGCGCCATACTCTCCGTACTCTGCTTCGTATTGTGCAAAAACGCTATCGGAAACAGAATTGATAATAGTATCAACTAATCCAGGGATATTCTTAAGGTTGTTAATACGGTTCAAGAACATCTGCTGAGTTGAATCATACTCTGCACCCAAGCGCAGTAAGTTGCCATCCATCTCCTCTGCCATGACTTGCATTAAGCTAGGATTACTTAGTAACTCCTTTGCTTTTTCTATCTTAGCTTCGTATCTTTCTTCGGCAGTCTCAACCTCAAGGTTTCCTTCATCAATGGCTTGCTCAATAATAAGCTCTGCCAACTTAACTGCTGGCAAAGTTTGCTCTTGAGTGGATTGAGTTATGTTTGCTAGCTCATCGGCTGCAGCAATTGACTCTTCTTCTCGTTCTCTAAGGAAAGAAAATACCTCTTGCTTTGATACAAGATTTGCCTTGGCAACATTACTTGCGTACTGAGTATCTGATAAAATTTTCTTTGCCTCTGCTACCTCTGATTGATTTGCTGCGGTGTTTTGTAACGTCCTCTGTGCCTGATCAGTAATATGCTTAGATTGATTATTCATTATCGTTGCATTGGCTAAAAGATTTACATTTGACATAGACTGCTTATTAAAATCATCAGCACTTTCTAGGGTGTTCTTAGCTAATATGTTTGTAGTAGCATCCGTCTCTTGTTGACCTAGCTTAGATGTATTAGCTAAAGTCCTGTTAGCTTCTGCAACCCTACTAGCATTATCTAGATTAGAATACTCCCTAGCTGCATTCATTTCAGCTTCTAATCTCATTCTGTCTCCAGTCCCTGTAGTGGTTGATTCTCCACGACGCATCGCTCCAAGACGATCTGCTCGTAGTGCATCTGTTACATTCTGATACTTAGCTCGGTTGGCATCATATTCTGCCTGAGATAATGCAGCAGATGCAGCTTCAGTCTTATCAAATTGACCCTGTGCTGCACTAGTAGCAATATTTGTTGCTGAATTAGCAGCATTGTCTATCCCTATCTTTCCGGCTACATTCTCAGCATCAAGCAAATCCTTGGCAGCTTTTGTGTTATTAAAAGTTTCAGTACTAGAAGCTTGAGCAGCATCTGTTAAGCTCTCGGAAGCAGCTTCAATTGAATTAAACTTTGTATCACTTGCATCAATAAGTGTATTGGTTGCTGTTACTGCATCTTCATTCTGCTCATTAAGAACATCAATTCTTGAATTTGCTAAGTCATCTGCAGCGCCTGTCAAGTTAGCATACTTGTCATCAATAGCACCTATCTTCATGTCGTATGCAGTATCACCATCTTTTAGAACCTCACCAAGCACTGCACCTTCTGCCTGTGGGAGACTGACCGTATTGCCTATCTGTTGACCTACTGCTGTTGCAAGACCACTATTTACATCTTCTTGAGTGGAGAGTCTTGTAGCTCCATATATTCCAGTACTCAAGTCTGTTGCAGTGAAATCTGTACTGCCTGTATTTGCAGCATTGAAATTCGTCTGAGTAGGTGTAGGTGTAGTATAATCAAACGCCCCAGCGGATGGAAGAGAAGTGACACTATCATTGTTGCCTGATTGGTTCACGCTACTTGCTGCATTAGCTAAGTTATTAAACTCAGTCTTAAGTATGCCATTATTTGCAGGCACTCCTGTTATTTTGTTTTTAGGTTGTTTTCCAAATTCCATGTTAAATTCCTCAAGTTATACTCTTCTCTGTCTCTCTGTCCCGAAAGTACTATCCTTAATAAAAGATGACTTACCTAAAGGCTTGAAGCTGTCGTAAAATTGGTTTTCTTTTATTTCTTCAGAGTCTTTTGGCATGTTGTAAAGGCCGCCATCTATTCCTGCTACTTCAAGCTCTCCTTGATCATAGGTGTCTCCAAGACCAGTTACATTATCTAGGTTCTTGAATTTTAATTCTTCTTGTAGCTGAGGCTCGTATAATCCCCCTGGTTGAGAAATGCCACCAAGGTCACTATTTACTTCTCCTCCTCCAAATCTTGCTAGCTTTATTCTTTCTGCCGATCTGTCTCTTGCTCGTTCTACTGGATCAAGGTCATCTGTTGCAGCACGTATCTTTGAGGAAATATCTAAGTCTCTCTGAGCATCCATCCTATTAAGGTAGTTACGCTGATCCATGAAGTTCTTCTGCATCTCATAGTAATCGTCTGTTATTCCTTTAAGGGAGTTTTCATTATCTCCGTAGACGTAGTTAAGAGCTGCAGCGCCCTCATTTGCATAAAGACCAAGGCTTTCATCTAGAGCAGTATTTGGATCATCTTCTCCACCTGCCATTATGCCATCTTTTTTCAATGAAGAAATTTGCTTATCTAACGCAGCCTGATACTTGGACTTCCCTGTATCTCCAACAGGATCAACTAAGTCACTCAGGTGGTTCTCCATTGTTCGCTTTGATTCATCGAGAAGTCTCTCCTGAATTGCCATGAAGGATTGCTTACCTGGCATGTCAGGGCGATATGCTATAGTCTCTAGCTCACCTGTAATGGGATTCTGATACTCAGCGTAATAACTAAGCCTAGGATCATAGTCAGGATTATCAATTATCTCTCCAACTGAAGTTGCTAGCCCTGCTGCCACATCACCTTCAGTTGCAGGTCGACTTGGCTTTGCTGTTCTAATGGCAAGCTTCTGGGAATCTGACATGTTAGGGTCAAGCATCCCTGCACCACTAGAATCAAACATATCTAGTGAACCAGTTATATTAGCTCTTTGCTTATTCTCCTCTGCAACTTGCTCAACTATGTCATCAAGGAGGATTTGTGCTTCCACTTTATCATCTTCACCCGTCCAGAAATCCATGAACTTCTTGTAGGCTTCAGTCTCGGAAAGAAGACCCATGATGAGTCCCTTGTCCATCCCTTCGTACTTTAAGTCACGTGCTTTCTCTCTTAATTCACGCTGAGCATTAGCAATTTTATATGCACGATCCTCTGCACTCCCAATACTACCGGCCCGATCATAAGATATTAAAGAAGCTGGTTTGTCTTCTTGTGGCGGGGCAGCCATTGGAGGATTATATTTAAGAGTCTTCCATGCACTCAGACCCTCAGTTTTAATAAGCTGAACTTCATCATCAGTAAGGATTGCTTCAGTCCTCTTGTCAGGCATTACGGTAGGCTGTATCATACCACCTGAGTCTGGCATATCTGGCTGATAAATTAACCTCTTCTCACCATCGTTGTATTCCACCAATTCGTAACCTTCTTCTACTTCCGTTCTTGATACCACCTCATCGTACTCACGTTCTTCTATGATGGGACTTTCTTCACCTACAACTCCAGGATCTGTGCCATCTAGGTTGGGAGTAGTAATAATTTGATCGGGGTCAAAGTCTGGATTTCTTTCCATAAAATCTGTCATCTCCTGAATGTAAATTGCCTCTGCTTGATCAGCAGTAATATAGTCATAACCATTGGCAATATCTGCTAGGTGCTGATCGCGTTTACCCTGAATGCTCTGATAATCAGAATTAGCATCATAACCTTTATCCGCAGGCACACTAAGACCAGTCTCTGCATCTTTAGAGAAATTCTTTATGTCATCAAAATTAACAAATTCCTTAGTTTCGTAACTGTAGTAACTACCCTCCCCGTCCTCTTGATCAGGGCCTAACCACTGACCTTCATCAGGCTCTGCACCCTCTGGTAATGAGTAAAATGATAACCCAGCACCTTCTGTTATAGTGGGGTACATCCATGTCTGAGTGTCTTGGCTGTAGAACCATTCATCACTCTCAGGGGATTGATATATATAGTCACCTAGAGAAGGACTATACATCCAGTCTCCAGTTGCTTCAGATTGATAAACCGTTCCTAATTTCGGATGAGTGATATACCCAGGCACATCAGAGCCAAGCCAATAATCATCTGTATCTACTCGCTCTCCATCCTCAATAACTGTATTGCTGTAGTAGCGACTATTGGTTTCAAAACTATATGGAACAGTTAATCTCTCGAAATCATCCATTAAACTTGGATCAAGTGATGATGTTCCATCCTCGTTGTCAATAAAAGCAGGTGGAACAAGGTTGCTTGTCTCGGCTATTTTTTGCGCAGCTTCTTCACCTAGTTTAGAGGCAACATCCATAGCCTCATCATCTTGTTCACTCTTAGCTTTATTAAAATCACTTAATGCTTTAGACGCATCATACTTAGCCTTAGCATTTTCCATTAAAGTGATTACATCTTCTCCGTTTTGCGACATATATTGTGCAACCCCTGCATCATCTAAGTCCTTCCCAAAATAAATTTTTACACCCCTCTTTATCTGGGTCATAAAATTATTGAAATCACTAATGCCCATACCACCCCACCTTTGCAACATAAGGTTTTTCTCTTGTGTTTTTGTCAAAGGATTCTTCTCAAGTTCTTTGTACAATTCTTCCTTGGTTATGGTTGAACCAGTTGGAGTAAGAGTGCCACCCACACCACTCTTGTACCCTGGGCTATGTTTAGCTACTGAATGCCAAAACTGCCAACAACCAAACCCAGCCTCACTCATAGCCTTACCCCCCATATTCTCCTTTTCGCATTCAGTATGATTACCTTTAGTATTAACTCCTTTAAGGTCACCAGTTAGTTGGCCTTGTACACTTATGCCCTGATTAATTTGCTTTTTAATTTCACCAGAATCATACTTACCACCAGCTTGTAATGATTTCGTAGGCCACACACCACCGACTTGATTCCAATAATTTTGCAAATGTGGCTGTGCGTCATAGTATGCCTGATAGTCTTTTCTGCTAAAAGCCTTCTTGCCAGCTGTATCCATTCCAAGCACTTCAGCAATTTCATTAATACCCCCAGCATCCGGAGCTATAGCCCGAAGTCTGGCATCATTTAATTTATCACTCATTCTGATTCCTCCTTGAGTTTATTAAACTCATACTCTTGAATCTTTTGTTCAACTAATAATGCTTGCTCTCCAACTGCACTTTGTAACTCTTCAAGTAATTTTAAAAGCTCCTCATTCATTATATATTTATTGTAAATTGCACGGTTTCGAAAAGGGTGTTACTAGCAGGATCATCAGATATTCCATTGTGTGGTTGGCCATCTATGGTCACAAGACTACTTGTAGCCTCAGCAACATAAGAGCCAGTCCACGGTGTCTTAGAAAAACCATAAAAATGCGCCTTATATACTCCGTTAAATGAAGCATCCAGCACTTCCGACTGACTTGAAGTACGCTCAAGAGAAGAGCCACCGAAAAAATTATCTACATAACCATAAAAGTATAGTCCTGCATCCAAACGCTCTATAGAAGTCTTTGATGAACCAACACCAGTGATATCTTGTGCATCCGAAGTGTCGTACAATTTACTATAGGTCATATACCAACTCTCCCAAACGCCAGATGCAGGATTTGGAGTTACCTGAAAGGTTAACCTATTAGTGAAAGAACTGAAAACAACTTGAGGATTTAAGGTTCTCGTTGGTGCAGTAGTCTGTGTCGGATCATTCGGAAATGCATCTGCATTATCTCCTACACCGTCTCCATCTGAATCTGTTGTCTCAGAGGCATCGTTCGGAAACGCATCTGCACTATCAGCAACTCCATCACCATCTGAGTCTAGCTCAAAAACTGTGCTTCCATTATAGATAACTTTATTTACTAGCTCTCCGTTAAAGGTGACACCGCTAACAGCAGAATTATTAAAATTAAATGCCATAATTAGGTGGTTGAAATATTTAGAGTTCCACCAGAGAAACTTACTTTAACTACGCCAAATGAGGTTGAAGTAGCTACAGGAACAGAAACAACATTATTTGCATCAATTGATAGATTAGCACCAATCTTAACTCCCCCTAAAACTGTAGAGGTTGCCGTGGGTAAAGAATAATTGTTTGCAAGAGCTTCTATATTTTCCAGCTTCCCTGTTTGTGCAGTAGTGATTCCTACCTTTGCAGAGTTTGTCGCAATCGCATTAGCTTGTGTAGTAGTGATCGTTGTCGTATTCCCAGCTAATGCAGTTGTAGCCGTAGTTCCAATTGCAACCCCACCTCCAGTAGCATAATTAGAAATATTAGCTGCTGTTATTACTTCACTCCCGCCAACCGTAACATTGCCATTGAGCTTTATATATCGACCTGTCTGCACATGAAATTCCATATCCCCACTTGCGTAATTATTGTGAATTTCAAAATCACCATAACTTCTATAGGTCATGTTCGCAAACAGTGGATAGTTTGTATCTGTAGGATTTTGACTCAAAACACTACCTATCTTAAAAGTTGCATCGGACGCATTCGTAGCAATTGTTAAATCACTTGCGGGAACTGGTGTACCAATACCTACTCTGCCGCCTGTAAAATAAGAATCACCATTGGTGTTAAGCCAGACCTTAGCCTCATTGTTAGCGTTATAAGCCCCAATTGTACCATTGGAATTACTATCTTGATATATTACACCTAATCTTGTTCCGTCTGCACGAGAAGCCATAAAAGCATACTTATTTGCTGTAGGCTGGACAACCTCAAGAGGTGCGCTAGGAGTCGCAGTAGTACCAATACCTAATTTAGTCGGAATTTCCACAGCATCAATTCCTATCGACATCTTGGGGCTTGCAGTATCGTCTGGGTTGTTTTCGTTTGTTTCTAAATCAAAGACCATCACTGGATGCGTATTTCCACGATCCGCTGCTCCTGAATATAATCCACTAAGCCTAATCCGTCCTAGATGTCCCCGTGATCCTGCATCTGTATCCCATCCATTTGCTGCAAAAAGGAGTGCTGGAGAATCATTGCTTCCATTTACTGGGCTAGTAGCGGGATTCTGTAATCGCAATCCGACACTACTTTCAGTAAAGACATCCAATTTATAACTAGGAAGCGCACCAATACCGACGTTGCCGTTGGAATCGATACGCACACGCTCTGTGCCAGTATCAGCTATTTTTAATGAACCATCAGAGTCATCTCTGTCAAAATCCCAATAACTCGTTTTGCTATTTGAGATTGCAAAAGTGCCTTTGACATCAAGCGTCTTTTGAGGCTCAGTCATACCAATACCAACATTGCCGTTGGAATCGATAGTCATATCTGTTCGAGTGGCAGATGCAGTACCAAATCTAATATTTTTTCCGTTACTTCTAATGCATAAGTCATCCGCTAGTGAACCAAGAAGAACTTGTGAGCTACCACCACTTAAACCAATTGTAGCTTCACCTGTCTCACCCTTGCTAAAAGTCATTAGCACATCTTTGCCTAATGGATTACCATCTGAATCATTTTTGGGTTGATTGATATCAAAAGTGGTAGAAGGATTCGTAGTAGAAATACCAACTTTGCCGCCACCTACTCCGTCAGGTTTGATGCTCATAATTTGAGCATCTGCCATATAAAATCCCATTTGAGTGGCGTTTGCGGCAATTTGACCATGATTATCCCACGTTAAATTATGTCCGCTTTTTAAATTAATACTGCCCCTGACATCTAATTTTTCACTAGGAGTCTCAGTCCCAGTCCCAATACCGACGTTGCCGTCACTGAAGCTATAGGCAGAAGCAGAAAATTTTAATGGCTTGGGAGCAGGAGTACCGCTTCGGTTGTATGAACTAATTAAAACTCTGTCTGCGTCAGGATCAACTTCAAGTTGCACTTTCGAGACGCTATGCTGAACGGTAAGAAGAGCAAACGGGGTTGTAGCACCAGTGCCAATACCTACGTAGCTAGTATCGCCATCTATTGTGAAAACCTCTTTAGCAGTTTTATTCATTTGTCTGCTAAACGACACATAACGACTGTCGTCATTCGTCCTCTGGAACCCCCATCTGCCGTCAGGGCCAAAACGCAAGATGTCTGTAGCGGTGCTGGTTTCTAAATGCAAATTACTCGCTGTAATAGTTCCGAAAGAAGGGCTATCTCCGCTTCCATATGCTGAGGAAGCAATTGTTACTGCATTCCCTGTGTTTGAAACACCGATATGACCTGAAGTAGCAAACGTTAAAGTCCCAGTCTTATATCCCTTTACATGACCAAAAGAGTCAAAGTCTAGGGCATCAACGAATTTTAAATTGGCACTTGTTAAATCAGAACTACTGTATCCAGAAATTGTCGAACCCCTTGCACCGTGGGTGAATAGCCCAGTACCACTTACGTTCAATCCTTCACCTGCTGATAAAGATAAGTTTGCAAATGCAATTTTCCCATCAGTACCTACACTTATTAAGTGTGTATTAAGGCCAAGTATTTCATTGATCTTATTAGCTAAGTTAGTGAAATTCTCATCAAGTGTTTCATGTGAAAGAGGTGCTGTCTCTCGACTCCTCAACTTGATTACACCAACGTCTCCAGATGAAACGGCAAAGGCAGGTGAGTATACTGGTGAACCGAAAGTTATCGCATTTATGCTCATGTTATCAAAATAATTAGGTTACGTAAAAAGGCCAATCTTTTAGTTGGGTTAGATAAAGGTTATTACATCTGTTCCTATTGTTATGGTACCTGTGCTGAGCAGATGATCATAGGCTTCTTGTGATGCTTTAGTTATGGATATAGCCACATTGGTATATGTACCATCATTACTCACCTCTGATAGCTGATAGCTTATCTCAGTGGGTATGCTATAGGAGGTTAATATCAATGTAGAAGGAAACGGTGAAGATGTGCCTACTATTGATACCTTACCGACACTTGCCACAGCGTCATACTCCGGCTTATGAACATTGGCAGTGCCAAAAGAGTGTAGAGCATTACCTAGTAACTCCTCTAGAGTACCAAGATCGGTACTTATATTTTCTACCTCATTGTCAACATAGCCTTTTGTTGCTGCTCCTAGCCCTATAGTAGGACTCCCATTCAATATTAAAGATCCTGATAAAGTTCCTCCGTTTAGCGAGAGCCTTTCATTAACTAGCTGTTTTGTTGCTCTACCTATGACGGTGAAAATTGAGTCATTCATAGTTAAAGATTCCTAAAGAAGTGCTGGGATTAAATTAGTATTCTTTGAAACGCCATCCAGTTTCGTGTTGGTATTCATTGCTGAATCTACTTGCGGTTGGATAAACTGAACAAACTCTCCGTTGTCCTGAGTAATTGGTGCATTACCTTGTGCGAGTATGATTGCTCCATCGTCACGGAATATTCTAGCCACACCAAGGTTCACTCCATTCGTACCAACATTCTGAATAGTGAGGTCATTTACGGCAGTATTGACTTGGTAATTAACAGCGTTTAGTGCAGTTATCCCACCGAACCACTGACGAATACCTTCCTCTGTGGTTATGATATTTGCATAGCGAGCATAGATTTCACGAACATCACACGAACCGTCTGCATCATCTACATCAACCTGAACATTAGGAAAGTCAGCGGTGAGAGTTGTTATTGAACTACCATCAATGCCATTGGAATTGTATACCAAGTCATCCAACTGAGATGCCTTGAAAGAGAATCCTGAACCAGTAGCAATAGCAGTCGCTGTAAATGGAAGATAAGCTGTTACTCCATTTTGCCTAGTAACTCTGAGTCTAATCTCATCTCCTGTAGTTACCTCTGTCCCTTCTGTGTATTGGGCTGAATAGGTTGTTGCATTTACAGAGCCATTGAAGATTTCGGTATCTGCGGTTACATTGTAAATCTGTACACGGCTATGCTGTACTAATCCACTAATAGAATACTGTAAGGTGGCACGACTGCCATTCGCATCAGTTATTGTACCAAGTACAACTGCTCCATTAGCAAGTGTGACCAAACCAGTAGTTGTGAGATTACCAGAATATGAAGAGGCTTTTATGGTGATTTTTGATCCATCAAAGGCAAAAGCACTCGATGCACTCGCATCCACCTCTATGTTATAGCTACCTGCATCAATATCGATACTTGCACGAGAAACGATAGTAGCCCCCTCCCCTGCATAGTTGTCATAAAGGTAGGCACTAGCTCTGTCATAAAACTTCTGTGCTGTCTCAATCTCGGTATATGAATCGATGGTTGTTTTGTTGGTTTCTGTTAATACCAAGTCGTTCAATAATGTTTGAGTCGCTCCATAGAAATCTTCTGCCGTGACAATCGCAGAATTTATCTGTTTACCAAACAGAAAGCTATTTAAATCATAGGGTGCATATTTGGTGACATACGATGGCAAAGTTCCGTCACCATTCTCCAGCACCATATTACCATTTCTTGTAACTATATCGGAGTGGCGAATAAATAATTCAGACCTAGTTCCTGTGCTAACATCTTCTGTATCCACAATAGTGTCAGTCGAATCAATGACTGCGGTTTTGATTGTGTCCGTAACTACGGAATTTGATGCATCCACATAGTTAGGTTTCAATAAGTTTCCGTACCTATATGTGTGGGTTGATCCTCCAGTAACATTGCCTTGACCAACGATAAAAATAGGAATCTGGTCAACCTCTGATTTCTTAGCGATTACTTGCATTACATTTGTGCCAGAGTGTCCGCTATTTGCTGACCTAATTACTCTGCCTAATTCGTTTAAACGAGGGAAAATTAACCGTCCACTTGGCCCTCCTTGACTTGTGCTTAACCAAACATATCCCGCTTGATTTGAGTCAATGGCAGTTATAGAAACTCGACTAACCGCAGTTCGAGCATTGCAAGCACCCGTGTTGTTATCAGCCCCCACAATGGTTGCTATAAATATAGAGCGATTTCCATCTACTCGGCTACCCAAACCATATGAACCGAAACATTGGACATTGATGACTCGCACTTGCATTTGGTCTGCCTTGCCATCGCAATATAATCTCCAAAAGACTTCACCCTTATCTACAAGTAATGTACCTCCATAAATATCGAGCATTCCAAAATCGCCCCCTGAAGATGTGCCTCTAGCCATTTGATTCCCTACATTGTTAGTGGAATCATCGATAATATGACATGAGTCAGTGACTTGTGCGTCTTCTCCTGCGATGTACTTATACCATCCAAAAATCATTCCCGCACCTAGACCAATCTCCACCCTAGATGAACGAAGGTCTACCTGTTTGTTGGTAAAATGAACATAAGCACCACCAGTAAGCTCAACTCCAAAAATCCTTACTTGCTCGCCATTGTCCGTAACATTCGTTTCGTCAGTAAAGGCAGTATCGGATTGGAGGTAGGATACAACAAATGAATCGGTGGAAATTGGTTCAACATCTTGAACTGTATCGAGCCAAGGAGTTGTGTTCCATGCGTGGTCAATCTCCACTGATGTTGCGGATGTAAAGGTTACAATTTTTCTAT